AAATTTATCAGGAGATATTTTATATTTAACTTTCATGTTTATAAATAAAAAATATATTCATTTATTTAATAAAGCATCATATACGATTTTATACATATTTATATATTTTAGTCGTCCAGGAGTTTATCCCAAAATTACCTTTAAAAATTATCTTCCAAAATTACTTTTTGAAATTACCTTTTTAAATTACCTTTTAAATTACCTTTTAAGATTACCTTTTGAAGTTACCTTTTAAATTACATTTTGAGATTACCTTTTGAGATTACTTTTTGAAGTTACCTTTTAAATTATCTTCCAAAATTACCTTTTGAAATTATCTTTCAAATGATAAACCAGCCTGTCCACTAATCACTCTCAATATATCATAAAATCTCATATAAACGATGATTCTAAAAATGTCATTCTTTAGAATATTGACAGCATTATCAGTGAGTTCAAATTTAATCCCCACATTGTCTATATTAGATAAATTAGCAGCTCCAGAAGGTTGAAATTGTTCAGGATAAATTGAAAATGAATAAATTCCTGATCCTTTTTTAACAGTTGAGTTGTGTTTATCATATGGAACAACTAAGTTAAAAAATTTAAAATCTTTATCTTTTTCCCTTTGCCTTGAAAAAAAAACAATTTGAACAGATTTAAATATGTTAATTTTTTCTTGAATATCGAGAGTGTAATAATCGATAAATCTTTGCCCAGGGACGAGGGCGTCTGAACTAGTACCATCTCTAAATGATCCTCTTTGAATTGCAAAAAACATTTCAATGCAAGGATTGGAGAAATCAAGCTCTTTGAAAAAAGAATTATCCACCAAATCTTTAAATTGGACAAATGAATCTCCGGAATCTTTAACAACATCGATTAAATATTCCATTTTAGTGGATATTAATTTTTTTCTTTCATCAGTGTCTACGTAAATATATTCAGCTATAAATTTAGTTTTCAATGGTAATCTTCTTCGGAACTCACTAAATTGGTCAAAATATGCAACTTCATTAAAGTTTTTTAATTTAACACTGACATTAACTTTTGTGTGCAATAGAGCGACTAATGGGATAGATAATCCAATATTTTTGCAAAACCATAAATAAATGGGAATTAATAATTCGTATTCTTCTTTTTTTGAATTATCAAAGGTTGTCAGCTCAGGAACATTGCCGATCATTTCAGAATGGAGATTGTTTTTTAATTCTTTTTTAATAACGTCATACCACATGCACATAAATTCTCCTGTCATTTTACAAATAAGTTGATCATCAATTCTAATTTCAAGGTAATCAATAATGTTGTATCCAAGATTTCTATTCCATGCAAATTTAGCTCTAGTATTTGAATTTAAGCTGTTTTCGAGTAATTCTAAAATAGAACTTAGGCCATTCGTCCCATTAATGTCATCTAATAATTGATTATTTCCGTCTATTTTTTGGTTTAAATAATTAATAAGATTTGCATTAGTTGTATCAATAGTATTCTCTAATTGAAGAGGGAAATCTTTCATGATACTCGAGTCAACAACGACATCCATCATATAATCATAAATATCAGTGTTTGAAGTGAAACCGTCATATTTCGTATTTATCAAATTTATTTGGCCAAATAAATTTTTAGCTCCATTTTGACTGTAAATAAAATCATACAAAATGTTGAAAAAATTATTTATCTCATTTCCAATATCAATCCCGTCAACTTTTATTTCATCCCATAATTTTTTTTTGTTGGGGTCAATATTTTGACTGTAAGGATTAGAGTTTAAACCCAATGAACTTAGGAAACTGCTGTATGTTAACCTAAGCGAATCAGTAATATCGAGAGCATTATTCGTTGGAAACGGCGAACCGGGAGCTGAATTAATATATTTATTTCCAGTGATCAATACAATATCCAAAATGGATCCGTGATCATCGTGAAAGTAAATATTAGGGGAATTTTCTATCCTATTGGTTATATCATCCACGATAATGTCAAATTTTTCAAAATAAAATAAGTCTTTCACAATGACTAAATCTGTAAAATTAAGTAGCCCTCTATTATTATCAAACGTTTGAAATTGCTCACCGAGCCTGATTAATTTTAAATTCAAAAATGATCTAATATCGTTCACCGAATTTTCAGGAATTAAATTAACATAATCTAAGGAATTTTTGTAATAATTGTAAGGAACAAAATTGCTACTATCGTATATATAATTAAAATATATTTGAGATATTTGGCTTAAATATGATAATAATTCAGCACCCACATTATTTTCATAATATTCAAACCCCAACAGAACATTATTATAGAGATCATTGTAATTTCCAACATAATTGGTAAAGATGTAGTACCATATGGATGATATTAAATCAGAATAAACAGTTCCAGACGAATCAATATTGTTTATTTTTTTGACGGGATCACTTGATATATTTTGATTTCTGTCAATGTAGACCGAATAATTAGGTATATCTTCAATTGAAGTGATAAATAAATTAACAATGTCTAACAAAATATTTTTTACAACATCATTATATACAGCTTCTTCTCCAATTGCATTAAATTGCTCAATCACATTAATGAATCTTTCAATGATGTAATCGGGGATTAATAATCTTTCAGATGAATTAATAGCGCTAGATATGTGGTTTCCAGGCCTAATAATAGAATGTATTACAATGTCACCGTTAGCAACTTTAACAGTTTTAACCGTATCGTGGAGAGAATTAATGGTAACAAAATTATTTTGGAGTAATATGTAATTGGATATATTATTTTTAATCGCAACGCTTTCAGATTGCAATTGCGCGATGAGAGTTGACCTGTTTGATGGAATTAATCCTCTTTCATTGAGGTATCTATCAATGGATAAGTAGATATCTTCGTTCATTATAAACCAAATATAATTCATAAAATACATGTTTGGTTGAGGTTGTGGTAAAGTACTAGGAGGAGTATGAGGAGAAGTGAGAACATCTGTCCTTTCCCACAGTTCAAGATTATCAAAATATGAAGTGAATTTTGAAGTCCTAAATAATTCTCTATTTTTTCTATGGAAATCATCAACATTATTTTGGGCTTGGTTTGAAAAAGGGTGATTAACTGTGTCTGGTTCATTAGCTTCTGGAAATAATACAAATTTATCAGTGTAATTATCTTTAAGGTCGTCTGGGGGGGAAGGTAATAACGAATAATTAGCGAAAGTAGTATTTAAATTATAAACATCTGTCCCAACTGATACAACTGGAAATTTTCTATAAAATGTGAACTTTGACGTTTGTGTGAGAGAATTGTAAATTTCAATCATTAATTTAATATTTTTAAATAATCCGAACCGTATGTTGTCTAACAATATTGATCTAACATTTTGAACATCAGCTGAACCATTAATATCTTTATTATTTTCAGTTAACGTGATGTCAAAAATCTCGTAAGAATCAAGATGCGTGTATGGAACATTACCATATGTGTTTGAAATGCCTGCTCTAAATACTGTCTCACTGTCAACTTGGTTAATTCCTCCAATAATGACATAGTTAGCAGTATCGGTGTTATAATGAAATTTAATATTATCATCATTGAACGTTGCAGTGTTAGAATCGTCAGACACTGCAAAATTAACAAAATCATTTAACATGAGGGTTTGAACAACATTTGAATTAGCCAATGGTAAAAATAAATTATTATTGATCACATCGTTAAGGTCGGCTCTCAAAAATTTAAATTGAATTGAAAATTGATCAAATTTGAAGAAATCATCAAGTATCGAATTAAAATAAAATTCAACTTGTTGTTGTGAATTTAAATTAGATAAATCGTCAATATGTTCTGTTTTGAATACGCCAGGATTAAATTTTCCTGTTTCCAATTCCAATCTCATTTCGGAGAACGCTCTAATCTCAATGGTTAATTTTTCAATTTGCTGTTGAATTAATGATTCAACAACGCTGAATCCAGATTGATCAAACGTGTCATTTGGATTTCTAGGAGTGTTCCAAACGATTCCTAAATTTCTCAACAATGTTTGAACTTCTCCAATGGTTAGAGTTTTCACAAATATTTCAACATTGGGAATGGTCAAACTAAGAGTAAGTCTGTGCAACAGGTCTCCCTTAGTAGGAATATCAATATTACCTTTTTGGCCAAAATGGATATTGTTTTTAATATTAATATCGTGCTCCGATTTTGAAAATAAAGTATGTCTTCTATAAACGGTTTTAAAAAAAGTAATTTCAGGATCTGATGTTAGGAATAAATCTTGTGGTCCTTTCGCAATGAGCTCCAATATGCCAGCTGTCATAATAGATCGTCGTATAGAATTTAAAATGAAATATTATTATATATAATACAAAACAATGGAATATCAAAGAACGTATGATCCCAAATTAAATGGTGATTTTATTCATAAGTTTATAAATAAATGCAACGTATCAACGACACTTATGTCTTTATTCGTCGTTTTCACATTATATTTATTATTTACAATTTATTTAGGATTATCATCAGATGATTCTTATTTTGAAAATTTTCAAGTACGATCAAGTGGAAAACCAATTCAAGGGAATTCACTCGTTAAAGTAAAGCCAACAGTTCACAATATGGGCAAGATTGCAAATAATAATAAAAAAGGTGCAAACTCAAGCATAAAATATAATGTAAGAGGCAATAATGCGGGAGGACATAATGTAAGAGGCAATAATGCGAGAGGACATAATGTAAGAGGAAAAAGACACAGAAAACATAAAAGAGGGAATAGATATAGTGGTAATCATCACAATGTGTATTATAATAATGACGTACCTTATCGTTATCACAACGGTGGGTATTATAACATATATCGTGATAACTTGAGAGATCAATATTACGATGATTATTATAATGATTATTACGATGGTCCATTTAATTATTACCCAAGTCATTTCGATGTAAATTATGATCCACAATTATCCGAACCAAACATGATTGACGTTGACCCAGTACCAGTTACAGCGGTAAACACCCAAGAAAATGATGAAGAAAATAACGAAAAAAATTATGATAAGATGATAGAAAATAAAATAAAACAAGAATTAAACAAAATGAAAAATAATAATGGTAACGGCGTGCTAGCAAAAAACAATAACTCAACAAGTAACTTAACAAATAATTCAACAAATAATTCAATAAATGATTCAAAAGGAGTGGTCAATGATGGACACTTGGATGTTAAATTAATCGGTTTATTCATAACATTGTTAATTATGAGCATAATAATGTCAGCGTTTTATTTAAAAAATTAAATTATTTATTGAAAAAATGAATGAGTGTAATTTTTACATATAATTTTTAATCTAAACTTTATTTAGTTATGCCTGGAGGATTAGTCGAGATTGCATCCTATGGAAATCAGGATCTGTATTTGACGGGTGTTCCCGAGATAACCTTTTTTAAGGTGGTATATCGAAGACATACAAATTTTTCATTAGAGTCGATACCATTAACATTTGATGACCCAGTTGGTTTTGGAAGGACAAGTAATTTGGCGATAAAAAAAACGGGAGATTTACTTCATAAAATCTACTTAGAAATAACTTTGCCAGAAATGAATCTAAAAAGACAAATCATTCCCGATTTTACAAATTTAGAAGCTGAATCAAAACAAGCAGAGAAAGATTTAGAAACAGTTAAGACATTTTTGAATTTAAATAAGCGAGCTTATGTTGCAGGTTTTAGTGCATTTGTAGCAGAGAATACTTTAAATTCAGATATAATGATAACAGAGACTAATAGGATATTTGAGGAACCAGGTGCAGAACAAAAGAGTGTTAATTTTGAGCAATTATTATCGTCGAATAATTTAACAATTTATTTATCCAATGAAATAAGTTTAAATAGCATAGTGAGTGGATTTGATGCATCAAATACTAAAACAGATATTTTTTCAGCGATGACTGTTGGGATAGACAAATCAATAAAACTTCAAGATGTGTATTTTAAAAATGAGCAAAATTTAAAGAAAACTTTAGAGGACGCAAAAAATAAGAATATAAAGTTTGCTTGGATCGACAAAATAGGGCATGCTATATTCGAATACGTCGATGTTAAAATAGGAGGTTACAGAATGGATAAAATAACAAGTGATTGGATAAATGTATGGCACGAGTTAAGTCAAAATAAAAGTATGTCAAAAACGTATGATGAAATGATTGGACACGTTACAATATTAACAAATTTTGACAGGAATAAAAAACCATCTTATGTTCTGAGAATACCAATGCAATTTTGGTTTTGCAGATATAGTGGTTTATCGATACCTTTAATATCATTGGAGTATCATGATGTGTCCTTTGAAGTTAAATTTAGAAATTTAGAAAATTTATCTTTCATTGAGGAAGATAATCTTATAAAATTTAGAGGAGACAATGGATTGAGATTGGATGAATATTCAAGTGAAACAAGAACAAATTTCGACGCTAGGATATTGGCAGATTTTATTTATTTAGACAGAATAGAAAGAAAAAAATTTGCTTTATCGAGCCACGAATATTTAATAGATCAAATTCAAACATTGGAAATAGACAACGTGACACAACCATCTTTGCAATGTTCTTTAAAAAATTTTTTCCACCCAGTCAAAGATTTAGTGTGGGTCGCGAATAAAACTAGATATAGAGAAAATCTAGATGGTTTTGATAAAAGCAGGTACAATAATTATTCATTGACTGATGATAATAAAGGAAATATAATTAACACATCGTCAATGAGTTTCCATGGGAAAGAAAGATTGATTAAACTAGATTATAAATATTATAATTATTTGATTCCATATGAGATGTACAATGCGACACCTTCAGATGGGATTAATGCATATTCTTTTTCCTTATTTCCTTTAGAACACCAACCATCAGGTAGTTCTAATTTTACCATTTTGTCCAGAATAGTAATGAATTTAGAATTTTCTCCAAAAATAATAACTGGTCAAAGATTAACAGAGCCAATAGACTTAAAAATATTCGCCAGAAATATAAACGTAATAAGATTTATGTCGGGAATGGCTGCTCCAGCATTCACATATGGATAATTTTTTTTATATCGTGACTCTATAGATATTGTTATGGTTAACGACACTTATAAAATAACAGTTAATTATAAAAATTTAAAAAGTAAATCATTTCAAAATAAATTCCCAAATTCAACTTTAGCTTTAAAGAATGCACTTTCAATGTACAAATTTCTTGATAATGAAAATGATGTCGCTACGCGTAAAAATTGTAATTTTTACAGTGGAGGATCTGAAATTATAGAAAACATAAGTGAAATTATTTTAGAGAATATATCAAAAAATAAAAAATGTATATTTCAAATTATAAATAATAAATTAAAATTGTCCAGGAAAAATATGATGGACGGTGGAAATGAAGCAGATAATACTATAAATGAAGCGGAGAATACTATACAAAATATTATTCGACCTTTAATAGAAGAATCTATATTTGGCGGTAAAGAAAATGATATCCATCAACCTTTAACAAATAAAATTAATCCACCTAACGACGATAATAATAAAACTCCACAATCAATACAATTTCCAGAAATAAAACAGGATAATTTTCCTTCAAATGCAGAAGATTTTCCAGAAATAAACACAGGTCCTCTAACATTAAATACGAATAGAGAAATACTTGATAAAAATAATAATTCTTCACAATCACCAATTTCACCTAACTCTGAAAATAAAATAATAGAAGAAAATAGCCATCACAATATAAGAGAATTATTTAACATTCAATATAAATTTTCAGGAAAAGAAGGCAAAATTAATGATGACTTAATAAAAAATGTTCAAACCTCTTTGGATAATATGAGATCAACTTTAGAATCAAACATGTTAGAATTAAATGCATCTGACATTCAAAAAAAGAAAGATATAGAACAAATATCTAAATTAGTGACAGAGTTAAATAAAAATATAAATGATTCAAGTTTGAAGTATGGTTCATCATATTCAAATTCTAACAATGTAAATCCAGATTATATGTTTTTAAAAGCTGACGAATATTTAGATAATGAAATTAAAAAGATTGATCATAAAAATATTAATAATTATGAAACGATGGGAGTAACGAACCATGATAACTTTAATATTTTATCAAATGATAATAATGACAATTTAAAAAATAATTTAATGAAGCAAGAACAATATTTAGATTTACAAAGAATGTATCAAGATAAAAAGAATTACGAAGATAAATGTATAATATTATAAATAAAATATGAAAAATAAAAAATAATTTGAGGAAAAAACAATTTAGATTTACAAAGAATGTATCAAGATAAAAAAAATTACGAAGATAAATGTATAATATTATAAATAAAATATGATAAATAAAAAATAGATAACGAATACGAATTAAAAAAAAATAATTTGAGGAAAAAACAATTTAAGGGAAAACGATTTTACAATTACAATTAAAATGAACAAGCCTAAGTTAAATAAAAAGATAAACGATGATGGAATAATTTATTATATTTCGAAATATCAGCCAAATAACAAAATAACAGTTTATAATTTTAATTCATCTAATAATGTGGAGCAACTAAAATACGATTATTCATCAGAAGAAGAAACCCTAAATAGAAAAAACAGAGATCCCTCAAAACTATTTCCTTATTTGTCGAATAAAAGTCAATTATGCAATTTGAAAATAGACGATAAATCTTTGAATTATATATCAGGAAGAGAAGACTCAGCGAGAATAACGGTCGTGTTAAAGATAGAACTTGAATATATGAGCAAAGATAAAGGAATCTTAGGGAACTTAATAAGAGATTGTGTAATAACTGATGCAACAAGTGGTGTAGGTGGGAATACGATATCTTTTGCGGGAGAATTTAAGCATGTTCATTCAATTGAAATAGAAAGCCAAAGATATGAATATTTATTGAATAATGTTGATATTTATGAATTAGACAACGTTATTTGTTATAACGATAATTGTTTAAATGTGATTTACAATATCTGTGATCATGATGTAATATTTTTCGATCCACCGTGGGGAGGCAGAGGGTACAAAAATGTGAAAAATATAAGATTGCAATTGTCAAATATTGAAATAGAAAACATATGCAACGATTTGATGGATGATAAAAAAATGCTAAAAGTCCCAAAATTGTTATCTCTAAAATTGCCTTTAAATTATGACATTGAATATTTAAAAAAAATGATAAATTACAAAGTAAAAATAGTTGTTATGAAAAGAATGCAAATAATTTTAATTCATGCTGTAAACAAGAAAATAGGAGAATAATTTAATTTCGTCGTTATCAGTGTTAAAATCATTAACTATATTAACGCGTTCATCATTAAATTTGTACCATTTATCATTGTTAAAATTTTTACAATAAGTAATATAATGTCCACAATCAATTCTACCATAATGATTGCTAATTGCTGTTAAGTCATAAGTAAAACTGTAATTTTTATTTTTATAAACTTGGAAATTAATTATTTTATTAATTATAACATTATCAACATACGGAGACAAATTAATACGCATGGGGACATTTATTTTAATATTTTTTTTTTCAAAATTGCCTCTGATTATATCAAATCTTAACAATTGAACGATTAATATTTTGGGCAATGTCCATATTTTAATAGTTTTAACAGCGTCGTTTTTTAACTTACAATGATTACAATAATATTTATTGTCTTCTGTTAGTAATTCATCTTTGGTGAATGAGCTAATGTATGTGTTCAAACAAGGGTTTGAGTCTTTATAAACTGGTATTGATAAATTAGTGAAAGAACTGAAAGAATATTTATCATTGTTGCATTTGAGACATTTAATCTTAGATATAAACATTCCAGTGAATATATCGACAAAAGATGAATATGCTAACTCAACATTTTTTTTCCAATATATGTAAGATTTAAAAATAAGGTAATCATCAGTTTTATTAATTTTAAACTCATCATATTTTTTTTTTAAGAATACGACACTATTATTGTCACGATTACTATTACAATCACCCTTATAATTTTTAATTCCATTTTTTAGAAGGCGAATAATTTTAGTATTTTCATTTTGAAAGTGATTCGTAAAAAATATGTTGTTAGATGAGGATATGAAGAAATTATTATTATTTGAAAAATTATAATCGCTAGAATTGATGACTAAATTATAATTATTGTTTAAGAAAATTTTAATTTTGACATTTGTTTCTTCACCTAATTTATTTATCATAAAATTAAATAATTCGTGGACATCGTGTTGTTCATTTAGAAAATTTGAATTTAAAGAGATAAAGTTTTTTAAATTGGTAGGATTAATGGTGCATATATTATTCCATATTTCATTGTAAATTTTAAAAATATTAACGATTAAAGTATCATTCATTGAATTGTTATCGACGGTGGTATTTTTTTTTCTTAAATTGTTTTTTAAAATAATTATCCATTCTTCATGGTTATTTAATAATAATTTTAAGAATGATTTGATTGTGTTTAAACATTGCAACGATGAATTTAAATAGCACGAATTACCAAGATTTATAATTCCTCTAGACCCTCGGTGTTCATCGGATTTAATAATGTTACCAATCGACGAATTTATATCCTTATCATTTAATTGTTTATTTTCATTTATATCCTTATCATTTAATTGTTTATTTTCAAGATTCATAATATTGTTTGCAATATACAATTTTATATGTAAAAGAAAATGTGTGAACAAACTTATTATTTAAAATATAAATCATGAAATTAACACAAGTACAAAAAAGAACGATTGCAATGATGATATAAATCTTGCTCTTGTTGATATCGGCTTAATAGAATAATATCTTGGAAAAACTTGATTTTCGAAAGAGTAAATAATAAGGTCACTGTAATGAACATTATTATCTTCATCAACGATATTATCAACGTTATTATCAACGTTATTATCAACGTTATTATCAACGTTAGTAACGTCAACAACATTGACTGCATCAACGTATTTAAAATCTTTATTTAAAAAGAGAGAATACACAAGAGAAAATATTATAAAATTAAACAATAAGAATACCACTTTAATTTGTAAACTTTTAATATTAATATTAATTGCCATTATAATAAAGAAGGAGAGATTAAATTTTTTCGACCAACATCCATGTTTTTCCAGGATTGATCGTTACGTCAACACCGTCATTCGATAATAACGTTAAACATATGATCGACTTATCATTATTATTTTTAACGAATAAGAACGAATAGTTTACTTGATCGTTAATTTTATTAATAAATAGTTGATTATTTTTATCTTGGTCAGGTAAATTGTTGCCGATTAAAAATTTATAATTGGTAAAATCGTAGGTGCTCATCGGATAAGGAATGTCGTTAACAACCATAAATATTTTAATTTTGCGGGCTTCAGAATTAAAATTAACATTGTATGTAATTTTATAATTACCAGATTTTATAATAGAGCAATCACTATCTAAAATATAATTATTTTCAATAATATGAAAGTTCATTGGTAATTCGACCATTTTATTATTAAATTTAAATAATACAGGGTCGTAAATGTCGTCATCATTTAAAGAACTGAAATTTAAATTATTTTTTATGTTTAAGAATGTAACGTAGGATATATTACCCTTATCGCCGTAACCAGGATCGTATGTTTCAGAATCTGAACAATCTTCGAATAAATTATTGCCCATTTTAGTATTATCATTTGTTTTAGAATCATCGCAACTAATTAGTGCCCAATTAACATCATCATTGATCGGATAAACGTGGCAAATGTTATTTAGTAAACAAATATATAAATTAAAATTTCGATCTTTAACAAGATCATTGGTTTGATATATTTTCGCATCGTCATAAAGTCCTTTGTACATAGATTTATTTATTAATTGAGGTTGATTTTGATATTGAGATTGATTTTGATATTGAGGTTGATTTTGATATTGAGGTTGACAAGGATAAAACGATGATCTCATTTTATTAATTAATTCAAAAGTTTGATCATCTTTATTTTTAAAAAACACTGTGTCTCTATCTATATCATAATATATATTGCCATAATTTTTTTTACCATAAGTAAAGTTACAAGCCACTATTATTTTTTTACTCATAAATATCTATGAATAATTTTATCGTAAAATTCAGTAATTATTTTATTTTTAATCTTTTTAATTGTTTCTATTTTAAAAACGCGATTATATATTTCATCTTTTTCAATTCCAGCATTTTCCATAAATTTATTTTTTAATTGATCCAGTTTCCCAGCATAATTTCTGATAAAATTTATAAATTTTTTATCATTGGGATCGCTGTTTATACTATCCAAGGATAATTCGATTAATTCGTAAGATTTCTTATCAGGATTATTGACTCTTTGTTCTAAATACCAAAACGTCCAAGCCAAACAATATCCATCAGCGTCAAATGTTTTTCTGTTAATAACTTCATTTTCCCTACTGATAGATTGAAATGACACATTATTCTTAAACATAATTTTCGGAGGAATATATTCGCATTTAACATTTAAGTCAGTAAATATTTTGCATAATTTATCATTGATAAAAATGTCTAAATTATCAGAATCAGAATATGGTATAGTACCATAAGGTTCAAATCTTTCAATACAACAATTAATTTTATCATATATTAACATGTTAGCGTGAGTAGATTCTGACCCCGAATTTGAAACGATTATCGTAAGTTTTAAAACTATGAACCTAATATTTTTAGATGACAAACACCTTTTCAAATATAGTTCAATAGAATCATCTATATGATTAATATATTCATTTTTCCATATTATTAAATACGACGATATTTCATAAAAAAATAAGATATACATTTCGAGTAATTTACCAAGAACGTTAGAGTCATTTTTATATTTAGAACTTAAACAATTTAAATAAAGTGAATTACGAGTGTCAAATTTTAATTTTTCTTTGAAGTTTATTTTAAAAGGGACTCCGACATTGTCATATTTAATTAATAATATAATCGTATATATTATATTGTGAAGTGTATCAGAATTAAAAATAATTACATTTTTTGAGATGTGGCCTATTAATTCTTTATTAATAAATTTAAAATTACGATTGTTATTTTTTAAAGGATAGCTACGATTACAATATTTTTTTTTTACATCGTTAAGTTTTTTATCATTATAACTTCCACATAATAATTTTTTGGAAGTTTCACCGTTTATATTTTTATTGTTTAATTCAGAATGTGACAATATGTTTTTTAAGTTATCAGAGTTAATATATTTTGATTTTAGAGCATAATGAACGGGAGTATTCATGAGTTTGTCGTATTTAGTAAATGATGGTTTTGCTTTAAGAATCAAGGATAATATATCGTTTCCAACTTTAGGATGAATGTCAATAATTTTCAAAGCCAATAAAATAGGGTTATATTCTCCTTCAGACCCAGAATAAGATGCATCAATATTATCATTATTCAACAACAATTTTGTAATTTTGCATTCATCGCACTTTGACATAACGTCATTTTGAAGTGATGAAACGAGTCCATTAGTATGAGTAGATGTGACAAAATTAATGTTTAAATTAAAATCGCCATTAATCAAATATTTAACTATTCTATAATTTTCATTTATAATTGCGACTAATAAGGGAGTTGCGTAATCAGGATAATTTAAATTTATTTTTTTCAAAGGTAATAATTTAAGAGAATCAATATCCCCTTTTCCAACAATTTTATTTAAAAGAGTATATCCCCATCTGTCAAGTATTTTAAAGTCAATCAATTCAGAAATGGATTTAATTTTTAAAATTTTATCTAAAAATTCATAATTATAGTTGTCATTTTCAGCTAATACATGGAGAATAGTGCAATTATCCTTATCAACAATATTGACCAGTGAAGGATGTTTTAGAACACAATTAAACAAAGTTTCAAAATAGCAAAAATTAATTAAAATATGAAGAGGCGTGTATCCATCATTATTTATAATTTTAAAATCGTTAAAATCGTAGAAGTTAATAATTAGATTAAAATCATCTTTTGCTGCAGCCAAGTGCAGGTAAGTATTTCCATTGTTTATATTTGATTTATCTATCTTCATAATATATAAAAAAAGAATATAATTATTTAGCTACCACAAGCTTCACAATATTCACCATTAATGGAGCAAGAGTTAACATCTATTTTATTTTTTTGATAATTATCAACATTTTTATTTATTTGGGAATTATCAATAGTTTTGTTTAATTTTTTATCTGATCTATTTTTATTAATTTTATTAATCTTAACTTGGTCTTGTCCGAATTTAACGGCTCCTTTTGATGGTTTAGATCTCAAGTAATAAATACCAGTTTTATCTCCATTTTTCCAAGAGTAGAATAATGCTTTTTTTAATCTTTCAGGATCTGGATTACCAATGAATAAGTTTTTACTTTGACTTTGATCGATAAACGGCCCTCTGTCAATAGATTGTTGTACGACAGATTTCATTTTCATTTCGAAGGCAGTCTTATAAACTTCTTTAATGTTATCAGGTATGTCGTTAATATTCTTGATTGATCCTCCATCATATATAATTGTTTCTCTCATATCATCGTTCCATAATCCCAATTCCATGAGATCATAAACGAGATATTTATTAAATATTACGAAATCTCCAGTTGCAGTTGATCTAGTATACACATTCGTCATACATGGTTCAAAACTTTCAGTGTTTCCCATAATTTGAGAAGTGCTAGCAGTAGGCATCAATGAAGTGAGTAAACTATTTCTAGTTCCATATTTTTTAATACTGTTTATTAATTCAGGCCAGTCTTTACCAACATTAAATTCATTTTCATGTTGCATTAATAGATCTTTTTCCGAAATTCCCCACAAATGAAACTGAAGTTTACCTTCAGAAAATGGAGAACTAGGGAATGTATTATAATGCCCATCTTTAATAGCTAACTCATTTGACATTTTTAGAACACCATAATAAATTGTTTCAAATATTTTTTTATTCATAGTTAACGCTTTATTAGACTCAAAAGGGTATTTGAATAAATTGTAAACATCAGATAATCCTTGTACTCCAATTCCCAAGGGTCTATGTTTTACATTAGAAACTTCTGCTTCTTTTACTGGGTAAAAGTTGACGTCAATAACTCTATTTAAACTTTTAGTTGCAAATTGAGCAACATAACATAAATGGTCATAGTCAAAATATGTTTCATCATTTTCATCTTTCTTCACGAACATAGGAAGGCAAATAGATGACAAATTGCAAACTGCAACTTCCTCTCTAGAAGTATATTCAACTATTTCAGCGCATTGTCCTGTCAATATTCCATTAAACATTCCCATATGTTTTTTTGGTTCCGAAAAACAATACGAATCATATTTTGCACTATTATCCGACACATCAATGATGTAAACATCATCATCATCGCAAAACGAATCTTTGATGTTTAAATCTAAATAATTTGTTAATTCAGGTTCTAATCCATGATCCATTAATTTACAGATGACGGAAAAATCAATGTGAAGGTAATATTCATCATTATTTAATAACGTGCTCGCATCAACGTTCGTTTCGACTCCTAATGTTTGTAACATTAATCTAATCTGTGTTAAAAATTCTCTGTTTTTCGATGAATACTCTAATCTTTTGTTATTGATATTTAGATTGCAATTTGGAGAATCAATTAAACCGTTAAACCATCGTATTCTAGTTGTTAAACTGTTTCCATGAGGAACATAATATTTATGGAGAATATCGTCATAAAAGTACAAATCATATCGATTTACCATATCAACTAATTTTAAATATTCAAATTTAGCAATGTTAAATTTATTTTCCAGTTCAATATAACTATTGTCATTATTTAAATTTGAACATTTATCAGAACAAGAATACCCATGAGTATAAGGATATTTCATATCATTTGAACCGTCGAATTCGATCAAAGGGAGATTAAATTTAATTAAATTTTGTCCTTTTTTTAAGTTAACAGCACAAACAACAGATGTGTTTTGATTTTCATCGCAACAATAGAATTTATGATAAGGTGTGCACGTTATTTTTGTATAATTAGACAAAAACACATTAACCATATCGACATTTTCCCCAGTTTTAATTACAGTAACTTCACTCCACTCTGATCCGTTCCATACATTGATCGTTAAATTTTGCAATGATGAGATTTGAATGTATCCTCTATCAGTTAAAATCGGAGTATCACCATGGACGCAAAGATTACTGGATTGTATGGTTCCAATATTTTTTTGATTAGATTTTTCATTAACGCTGTCAGAATAATGAATGTATGGCATTCCTGTTTCAATTTGAGAATTGTTTACATGGTCAAAAAGTTCATTTGGGCTAATTTTATGTGTTACTTTACCTTCTTTTTCATATTTTAAATATAATTTATCGAATTCTTGACCGTATGTTTCGGTTAAACCAGGACATTGATCTGGGCACATGAGTGACCATTTGCATTTATCCAATTGATCATAAAGGTATTTTAAACTTTCTTCACTTTTCCCATCATTCAACAATAAATCAATTTGGTCAGAGATGGATGTTTCTTCTTCGCATCTTTTCATGAATAAATCGCAAATCCACAATCCGTAGAATAAATCTCTAGCTCTCATACTTTCAAGTCCAGTGTTTCTTCTCATTTCGCAAAAATCATAACATTCAGAATGCCATATAGGAAGATAAAGGGCAAATGCTCCATTTCTTTTACCAGATTGATTAACGTGCCTAGAAACATTATTTAAAACTTTAATTAAAGGCACGATTCCGTCTGATTCTCCGTCAGTTCCTCTGATCAAGCTTCCTTTAGATCTAATATTTCCGATAGTTATTCCAATTCCACCAGCATATTTACTAATTTTACTAGATCTGGAGATTGTTTCGTTATACATTCCTTCAATGGAATCATGCATATTTAAAAGGAAACATGATGATAATTGTGGTCTAGTTGTTCCAGCATTAAATAATGTTGGAGATGCGTGCGTATAATATCTTTGTGACATTAAATTGTAACATTTAATTGCATCATCAATATGATTAATATGAATAGCTAAAGCTACTCGCATAAACATATGTTGCGGTCTTTCAATAATAATTTTACTTTTTTTGTTAATTTCCTTGCATTCGTTAATGTTCAAATTGAGGTTAGTCAAATCTGAGAAATGTCCAATTTTCTTTAAATAGGATCTTTCGAGTGTTTTAAATCCGAAAAAATTAATTTCAAAATCCCTTTCGTAATCGATGGATTGATTAATTACTTCGATGTTTTCAGAAACAAATTTATAATATTGATCAGATATGCGAGGTTTATGGATATAATCGTTTGTCCTATAATCAATGTATCTATTATTATACAATTTATCAGTGACATCCATAAAATTTGAATCCGTTTTTTTGTGAAGCCTATCGATGCACAAAGCTGCTGCTAACATATTATATTCAGGGTCATATTGTATTTTCTCAGCCGCTTTAATAGAAGATATGAGGTCAATTTGTTCAGTCGTGATGTTATTATATAATCCTTCAACTGTTTCTTGAGCAATAGTAAAAGGATTAATTCTCGTCAATTTTAATCTTCTCGCAATTTTATAAATTTTAAAAATAATTTTATCAAAAGATACTGTTTCCAACTTACCATCGCTTCTTCTTACGTTCATTTTTTCGATAATAATGTCATCATCGTTTTTCTGCTCTGAAGAAGCGACATTGTTTTTTTTCGAAATATTTCCGAGCATCCTTATGAGTTATTTTTGCAAATTATATATTGGGAAAAAACGAAATATATGATTTATGTATACTGGTTATAGTTTATCTGTTTTAGTCTTTTTAGTTTTCCACTAAAAAAGTTTGAATAATTCCACCCTTAAAAAAATTGAATTATAATATAAATAAATTCAATTTTTTAGATGGATATAAAAAAATAATTATATTGATTATATCATATCTCAAAATGTCTTTAATTTCTAAGATAAAAAAAGTGCAAGATAAAGAAATGAGTACACTAAGTGACAAATTAAAAGAATTATTAAATGAACATCCAGGAACGATGATAAGAAAAGAATTAGATAATTTGATAAATGAGAATAATTATGAGACGAACAAGGGTGAACCCTTGCTAGACGCGTCAAATTCACGATTTGTAGTATTGCCAATTCGACATAATAAAATCTGGGAAAAACATTATAAAACACAATTATCCAATTTTTGGCAAGTGAATGAGATTGACATGGATGGCGATTATAATGATTATATGAGTCTTGAACCTGATGAAAAAATATTAATTGAGAAAATATTAGCATTTTTTGCAGCTAGTGACGGAATAGTAAATTTTAACTTAGAAGAGAGATTTACAAGAGAAGTCCAAATTTTAGAAGTGAAGGTAACATATCGCTTTCAGCAAATGATGGAAGATATTCATTGTGTGTCAGGGGAAACATTAATAATGACTGATAACGGATATATACCGATTAAAAATTATGTAAACAGGGAAGTTAATGTATGGAATGGAAAGCAATTTTCAAAAGTTTTAGTAAGATACACAGGAAAAAGTGAATTATACAGAGTGATCCTTTCAAATGGAATGTGTCTAGATTGCACACCCAATCATAAATGGTATTTAGAGAATCATTTTATAAAATATACAAAATATTTAAAAAAGGGTGAAGAAATTGAAAAATACGATCTACCAGTTATTAATGAAGAATTAATTCTAACAAATGCCTATAAACAAGGATATTTTAATGGAGATACGTTAAGTTCAGATGAAGTTCCAATAATTGTAATTGATAAAAAAAAATTAAAGTTGATAAATATTTTTGATTGTAAGTTCACAGAAGAAGCAGATAAACTAGAAATTTATTTTGAACCGAGTGAGAAAAAACATTTTGTTCCAATAAATTATTCAATTAGATCAAAATTAGAATGGTTGAGTGGATTATTAGACAGTGATTCGTGCTTGGAAAATTTTGATGATATCGACGCAGACACTAATGAAATATTTGTAAGAAGCGTGAGAATAAAAAATAAAGATGTGTTTCAATTGAGAAGAATTCAGATATTATTGACAACTTTAAACATTAATTCGACAGTGTCAACTAATAATTCAACGGATAACTTAACAGCGTCAATTGAGGAGTATAATCTATTAATAATAGAACATGGAGAAGTGCAAAAACTTGTAAATTTTGGATTAAACCCTCTAAGATTAAAGCTAAATTACTTTGATGAAAATTGTACGAGTGGATTTTCTGGGATAAAAATAAGTGAAATAATAAAATTAGATAAAATATTTGATACTTATTGCTTTGAAGAGAGATTGGAACATTCTGGAGTGTTCAATGGAGTATTAACGGGGCAAAGTGAAACGTATTCATTATTATTAGATACGTTAATAAAAGATGAAAAGAAGAAAAAAGAATTATTTAATGCTGCTCAAAATGTTCCATCTATTAAGTTAATGGCAGACTGGACGATTAAGTGGATTGAGAGTGATAAAAGTTTCGCTCATAGAATAATTGCGATGTTGATCGTTGAAGGAATATTTTTCAGCGGTGCGTTCGCTGCTATTTTTTGGATAAAACAGTACAAAGGAATGAATAGAAAAGGAAATTGCGATAGACCATTTATGAATGGGATGGTAAAATCAAACAAATTTATTTCAAGAGATGAAGGATATCATGCCGATTTTGCATGTGATATTTATAATGAATTTATCGTAAACAAGTTACCAGTAAGTGAAATAAATGAGATATTCAATGAAGGAGTTTATATTTCTAAAAATTTTATGTCTGATGCGATTCCGAAAAAATTAACAGCAATGAATGATAAATTAATGGGTAAATATATAGAATACGTAGCGGATGGCTGGTTAGTAAAATTAGGAGAGAAAAAAATTTATCACACTAAAAATCCATTTGGATTTATGGAAACAATCGGAATGGATGAAAAAACAAATTTTCATGAATCAAGACCCACTGAATATCAAAGTGCATTTGTGAACAGTAAAAAAAATAAAAGCAAGGTTAAGAACGACGATCCAGACGATTTTTAGACCCATTGATAATGAGGATTGATATTCATATCCATAGATGCATTTATTAATAAATTTCTCAAATAGTCGTAATCAGGTCTTTTTTCAAAGTGTAATTGTCTGCAATAAGCAATAAATTTTTTAAAACAAGGGTGCAATTTAAAACACAATCTTTCAAGTGGGCAACTAAACTTCATTTTTTCTATTTTCATAGTATGCTCATTTTTATTATCTCCATTATTATCTCTTTTAATTCCTTGCCACGGTAATCTACCTTTTGCAAAATAAACTAACATGTATCCAAGTGACTCCAGATCATCTCTCCTAGATGGTTCCATACCTAGATGCACATTAGTACTTGCGTATCTAGCGGTTCCAGTTAAAGATCTTCCATCTTTAAATGGAATATGCTGATTGTTTTCTATATATTTTCTAGACAATCCAAAATCAACAATATATAATTTTTTTACATTTTTACATCTTCCAACCATAAAATTATTAGGTTTTATATCTCTGTGGATATATCCTAAATTGTGCAAATGTTCAATGACTCTAAGAGAGTCGATTCCAATACATAAAATAGTTTCCATTGTAAATTTTTTGGAATATGTTCTAAAAATATCTTCCAAACTATAACTTAAAAGTTCCATTGACATAATCCTTCTTCCTTCAACAGTTTCAAAATATTTGTAAACTTTAGGTGAATATTCATAATTATGATGCTCTAAATATTTGTAAATTTTATATTCCATTTTAATTCTGGATATGCAATTGGAGTTTTCAACTTTTAATGCAACCAATTCCCCATTATTTTTTTGATCTTCCGCTAAGTAAACTTCACCAAATGCGCCTTCACCAAGTGTATTTTTAGATAAATATCTATTTGCGAGTAATTTAGAATTTAAATTTTTATTATTTTTAGAAGTGTCCATTTTTTTATTGACTAATTAATTGAAATCAGATTTTTTTTTTGATAAATAATTCATACAAATATATCAAATTTATTCTTGTATTATATATAAGTATTGTGGACATCTTCCAATATGAGTGATTTTTATTCTAACATTGCGCCAAATTTATTAGATGTAAACAATGTGCCTATATCAGATAATGTTATAAGTAAAACAAGTGATTATGGAAATTATCGCACAATAAGTGAAAAAATATGTAATATGATGAGTGAGTTTTATGATAAATTTATTAAAGAAAATAAATTAACTACGTTATCAATATTAGTTGTGATAGCATTATTGATATACAGATATTTAAACAAAAAAGAAAACGACGAAGTTGTCGATGATTTAGATAACGAAGAAGACCATTTAGAATACAGAGAATCAGATAAAAATTCTGAAATAAAAGAGCACTTTAGTGGAGTAATATCCGATTCTCCAAATCCTCAAATTGAAAAAAATGTAAATTTTAAATTAGACAATCATGATAATATCGATTTAAATGTGGAGAGAAAAATGGAAAATGTAAGGAATAAAATAAAAAATCAAACGTCCCATTTGTTAATAAATAATCAACCAACTTTTAATCCACTATATCCAATTAACACCAAAGAGCCAAATTCAAATATTAATTATTTGCCCGATTATATACCAATTTATTCAAATGGAAGGGTAATTTATGAGCCAAATAAAGAAAAATTAAATATAATCAATGGAAAAAATTTGAATTGCGGAAAAAAATCTTGTGATGTCGATGTGGATAAATCATATGGTGTTGGTGTAAATAAATATAGCGGATTAAATGATGGATTAAATAATTTATACAAGAACCCATCATTGTCTTATTACACTGGGTTGACCAATTCTTATTCCAATGTGAAGGACATGGATGATGTGAACCAATTAGGTTATTCAAATGCATTTAATTCAAGCACTGGAAGTTTTGTAAATAGCATGATACATATGAACAAGAGGAATGTGAATAATTATGGCGATGAGGTAAATTTCAAAAAAAACAATATGATAAATAATGTGAAATAAATAATTTTGCAGTTTTAATTACAAAAAATATTTAAATTTGAGTTTAAATATTATGTTTAAAATGTTGTTCATGTTAAAATTAAAAAAAATATAGAGTTATAATATAATAACAATGAATAAAATCCAATTACCAGTAATGGGGGAAACTCAATCGGGAGGTTTTGATAATGATATGGCCAAAACGTGTGGTATAAAATGTTTGAAAATTAACCGTTCAGACATGATAAATGATGGAAAAATTTCATTGAGCGATAATGTTTTAGTCATTCAAAATTCGAGCGAAGAAAAATTAAAAAATAATATTTATAGAAAACAAATCGAGAATGGATATGTGACCCTTGAAGATATATCAAAAATTCAATAATATTATTTATAAACGTTTAATATAACAATGAAATTATCATTATTTTATTTCACAATGGGATTATTTGTCGGATTTATGTATTTATATACTTGTGACGAGATGAATTATAATATTATTAAAAAAGGAAGAAAAAAATGTTGTGCAAATTTATAAAACTCAAACATATGTTAAATAAAATTAAATTAATTTCTTTTATAATTGGATTATTATTTGTTTGCTTATTTCACAAATCTTTGACTAAAAATTGTACAATTGTGAGTTAAATTAAAATTGCAAATGAATAAATTAAATTTTAATGGCGAATGAATAAATTAAATATCAACGTCAATTATTTCTTCAAATCCATTATCATCAGAATGATCTAGTATTCCAACCATTCTTAATGCGTCACTTATTAATTTTGTTTTTAAAGCTAAATCTCTTCCATCTTTACCGGACACATCTGGACCTTTATTGAATTCAATAATTTTTGGATTAAGTTTTGAATCTAATCCAATGTCCGCCCCCAATAACTGAAAAAAAACATTATTTTTAAACTTTTTGTCGGGGTAAAAATTTTTATGATATGCATTAAATATCATGATGAATAATTTTTTTATATTTTTAAAAGTGTATTCTCCTAATTTATCATTTTCATTTTTAATTTTATTATTTTTAATTAAATTTTTCTCATCATCAGTTAAAATTCTATTTGGATTGTCAAGATATTTTATGAAATCTTGATGGGTCAAAGGGTTTTTTTCATAAACTTTTCTGTCAATATATCCAGTTGTTATATTTGGTCCACTTTTTAAGGAGTTTTTTTCAAATTTATCTTTTGTATAATACACAAACCCATCGTTGAACATATGAACAGTATAATTATTTTTATAACAAATAATTAGTAAATACACTCTGAGGTTAATTTTTCTATTGTCGATTAAATAAGTATCCTGCAATAATTCTTGGGCGATAATGTATCCACCACTAAATCCTTTAAAAATATCATAAAAATTATTGGTTATTTTTAATCCTTTTTGCCTTTGAATATTTTTTTTTAAAATATACACTTTGTTTTTGTCATATTCTTTTTTAAACCTCATTAAATCTTTAAAATTATTAAGGACATAAGAGTTAGGAGATATTTTCTTAACTTCTTCAATAGAATAATATTTCACTAAATTTACCCAAAGTGAATCTTTTCTTGTTATGTCATCAATGTTGTTGACCATGAATATTCTCTTGTCATTATTTTTCGCGACATCTTTTTTTAATATTTTTTTTGCTTTATCCATTTCATCTTTAACATTATTATACGAGCATGGTAAATGGAGGACCCAATCATTGGCACTTTCAATGTAATTATTATATTTATTAATTTTGTTAATTTCAAATACATTTTTATAAGTATTATTAATATCCTTACGACAATTAATTTTGTTCCATATTATTTCATTATTTTGATATTTAGGAATGTCAATCATGTCTTCAATATTATCATAATAATTACAGTCATTTGAACAGGAGTAAACGTAAATGATAAAATAAAAAGCCAGTAAAAATAAACAAATATGAATGAGCATTATAATTTAAGATACAAAAAATAATTTAAGATACAAAAAATAATTTAAGATACAAAAAATAATTTAAGATACAAAAAATAATTTAAGATACAAAAACTAATGTTGAGCAATTTTATTTTCAAGGTCAATGTATCTTTTGATAGGGATGACACTTTGTTCTAATTTTCTAAGAGATTTTGGAAAAATATTGTTAATTTCATCCTCATTACTTTGGCAACATGGAAAACAGAAAAATACATTACTCAGAATTCTTTTTAGTTTGTCCAAAACATCTTCAATGATGTTTGAGCTAAATATTTTAGCATAAAATAAATTGCATAAATCCATGATCATATTTTTCTCAACATCCATCCAAACTATACCGGTTTCTCTAGGTATGATAACAAGAAATAAGTAATACAAAAACTTTAACATTAGAACAGCCACATCTTTTTCTTCAATATTAATTGAAAATTCAGAAGAAGGCAATAAACACATGAGCATAACGCAGCATCTGGTCAAGTTGGTGATGGCTCCAGTGTCACTGGATAATAATTCAATATCTCTCATCGAAAATTTTTTATCTCTATTTAGATCTCTTGTTAAAATACTAACTATTTGATTCAAATATTGCCTTATAATTACGTCTTGATCTAAAATTTCACAAGGATGTAATAATTTATTAACATCATTAGGTTGATATTTATCACTGTTTAAAATTGTTAACATTTCATTCTTGAGTGTCAATTCTGGATCAGTCGTCATTTAAGTTTATATAATACTTTCGAAAATAATATATACTGTTTATTTTATTAAAGGATGAACTGCGAAAACTTTCTTCAATTTACGATAATAATTGTTATTTTTGCTATAGTTTTAAAAAATTTAAAATTTCCAAATATGAAAAATAATGTGAAAGATTATATAAAAAACAATGCGAAAGACAATGATAAAAACAATGTAAAAAGCATTGATTTATTCATGAATGTCAATGATTTTATGAATATTGATGATGATGAAGATGGAAGTTTAGAATTGTCAAAAATATTCGAAGGACGACCCCCAGGGATTGATCCAAAATTAGATTATAATTATCCAATATCGAATGGTCGAAAAAAAAGTCACTGTGAGGGAGAATCGTTAGGGAAATATTCATATTTATCAAATTGCAATAATAACGTAATAACGGTCGATGATAATTTATGCGAGTCGGAAAACGCGACATTTTATGATTCAGAGGCTAACGATGATTTTCACGATGGATTATCAGAAGATAAAAATCATGGAATTAAAGTAATTTACTGCAAAAATAGAAAAAATAAAAATTATAAAAATGATGAAAATAATAAAAATAAATCAATTAAATTTAAAGAATACGATAACAAATTCCACAATAGTTTTTTTAAGTTTAGGGAAACGACCCATAATAATTCGTCATTTTATTATGATCCTGTTGATAGAATGATTGATTTAAAATTATCGGGATTAAATGGACATAGTGAACACAATTTTAAAATAGGTGATATATTCGATAATGCGACCGTTGCAAATGTAAATAAAAGTGGAATTAACAATATTCCAAACGATAAATAATTTAAATTTTTAATAATTGGAAAAAAAATAAAGTTAATTTTCAAATTTCCGAGCGCGAATTTTTTTTAAATCTCCATAGAAAAATTGAAATTTAGTATACAAGTAACTTAAAAACAAAACGAATATAAATAAAATAGACCCTCTTATCCAAGATATGAACTTGCAAATTGGAAATTATGGTAACAATGGAAGGTCGATCAGACCTCAAAATGAAAGAAGAACATTAATTAAAAAAGATAGTGAGTTTGAAAGTGATATGGACTCCAATGTGAAAAAATCATTGATAGATTTTATTTACGGGAGAATTGAATTACCAAGATATAAATTATTGGACAATCATGAAAATTTATCAAGTTTCCAATCAAGAGTTGAAAAGATAGATAATTCACCAAGTGCAAATATGTATATAGCTGCAAATTACGATGGTGAGCATCATCTTTTAGTATTTGTTAAAATAAGAGAAGAATATTGCTCATACTTGATTTACAGAAAATCTCTTAAATATAAAAAAAATGATTTGGATGTGAGTAATATAAAATTTAAAAAAGTAAACAGTCAACTGGATATTGAAATATATGATGGAACAATAATAGATGGAGTATTGTTGGATGATTCGTATGGTCCAAATAAAAATAAAAATCAAAAATTCGTAGTTGAAGATTTGTACATGTTTAAAGGTCAAAAGATGACAGATATGGACATGAAAGATAAACTTGAACAATTTAAAAGATATTTAACAAACATTAACAAAGTTGATTTTAATAATAATAAATTAGACAACATGAGTTATGAAGTCAACAGCATGATAAATCTAGAGCACATAAATATTATATCTAATAAAATTTATGATTTTAAAAATACCAGCCAAATTAAAGGATTAAGTTTTTATCCTAAATATTTTGGTGTGAAGTATATATATTTGTTTCCAAATTCTCAAAATAGTAATTCATCTAACCCAAGTAACAATAAAAACAAATTAATGACAGGTAATGGTAAAAGGACTCTGTCAATATTAGAATCAAGATCATCTGCGATTAACAACATTATGAAACCTTCAAAATATGCAGATCCAAGATTTTTTGATAAAGGCTACGGGTCTACATCTACATCTGAATCAGACACAGGATATGAATCAGAAAATGACACATATGTTAATAAACGCGCAATAAATGACATCAATTTAGGAAACGATGAAAATGAAAACGATGAAAGCGAAAACGATGAAAGTGAAAACGATGAAAGTGAAAACGATGAAAGCGAAAACGATGAAAGTGAAAACGATGAAAGTGAAAACGATGAAAGTGAAAACGATGAAAGCGAAAAAGATAAAAGCGAAAACGATGAAAGCGAAAACGATGAAAGTGAAAATGAAATGATAAAAAATAAAAAAAGAAAAAACAATGAAGGTAAAAAAAATAGTGAGAATAACAATGGAAGTGAAAAAGTAGAAAGAGAAAAGGGAAATAATGAAAGTGATAAAGGAGAAATAGAAAACAAGGAAAGAGTAAATAATGAAACATCTGATAAAAAGTTAAAAGTGAAATGCTTAATGGCAACATTGAGAATGAAAAAAGGAAATTTGCCTGACATTTATAAATTAAATTACGCTATTAAATTGGACGGCGTTATAAAATATGAATATTTAGATGACGCGCATATACCAGATGAAAAATGCAGTAAGATGTGGAAAAACATATTTAAAACTAATGATCATCCCAAATTAGTAAAATGCAAGTATTTATCAGATAAAGAAAAATGGTTGCCCGTAAATTTAGAGGAAAATAAAAATAGACCTACTTATGATTATGAAATTATGAAATCGATGGAAATACTAAATATAAAATTTAAAATTAAAGTTCAGAATCAATAAATATTACAATAACTGTGACGTTGTCAGATGATCTTTTTTTTAGTGCAAAATCAGCCAACATTTTCGCCATATTAACGTTAGTGTTAATTCTTTTTTTTAAAGTAGAATCATAACAATTTGACAATACAAAGTTAACAACTTCACTATTCGAAGCTACATCCCATAGTCCATCGCACGCCATAATTATAAATTTATCTGATTTTTCAATTTTATAATTAAAAATATCTGGCCTGTGTGTTACATAAGGAGCCGAATCTCTATCTCCGAAGGACCGCGAGACGGATAAATTTTTAATTCTGTGATCCGATCCATCAAATCTGACTATTCCCCCTAATTGCTCAATCCTACATTTTTCTTCAGGCCAATTTGGTTTGTGATCTTTGGACAAAGGTATGGCTATATTGTTTCTACAAATTATAGATCTTGAATCACCATTATTTAGCACATTAATCCAATTTTCTTTTAATCCCTTTTCATAATAAACTATGATGTGGCCGGTTGATCCCATTTCTTTTGAATAAGATTTTTTACTTAATTCATTTTGAATTTTATCATATGTTCCATAAACATATCTTTTAGTCAGCGGATATTTTACTTCTTTATTTATAAAAAATTTTAATATATTATCCTTTAAATATTTGGACACTTCTTTACCTCCGTGTCCATCAAATAAAGAAAAAAAATCAATATTTGTATTCTCTTGTCTTTTTTTAGTTTTATTCATAAATATGCAATGTTCGTCTTCATTTTCCTCTCTTAATCCTCTAACACTAGCAGAATGTGCCCTAAGCATTATGTAATTATTAATTATTATAAAATAAATATGCAAATAATAATGACTCTTATATAATCATTACTTTTTTACAAATTATCTTTAAAATAATGCTTATTTAAAAAATATTATAGATCTTATTTTAAAAATATTATGGGCCTCGTTTCAATAATACTTGGACTAAAAGTTAATGATCCATTATTAAATGGCAGTTTTGTTTTTTTAGAAAAAAACAACGGTCAGCGAGCTAATCTCGCTAGTCATGCAAAGCTCATTAGTCGACTGAACGAAGTGAGAACCTTTAGGGTTTATTTGCTCATAAAATAAACAAATAAAATAGTAAATATACCTCCAATTAATAACATATTCGCCAAATTAAATGAATTCGGCATTCCTCTGTTTTGAACGTTGGGAAAATCAAGTTCGTTTAAATAGTTAGGTGCGTTTAAAGAATTAGGAGAGTTATATGCGTTTAAAGAATTTGGCGAGTTTAAAGAATTTGGCGAGTTTAAAGAATTAGGAGAGTTTAAAGAGTTAGGTGCATTTAAAGAATTTAGAGAGTTATATGTATTTAAAGAATTTGGTGAGTTTAAAGAATTAGGTGAGTTTAAAGAGTTAGGAGCGTTTAAAGAATTTGGTGAGTTTAAAGAATTTGGTGAGTTTAAAGAGTTAGGAGCGTTTAAAGAGTTAGGTGCATTTAAAGAATTTGGTGAGTTTAAAGAATTTGGTGAGTTTAAGTTTTCGTTATCGCTTTGACTTCTGTAAATGCAATCAGGGCAATTAATATTAACATATTCATCATTATTGACGATTGGTCTAACGCATCGTGGTTGATTATGTCCGTATTGATTGAGTGGGAGTTTATGATCACAATAATTTCCATAAATATTTAAAGAGTTTTTAAGGCGGTGGCTATTTTCAGGATCAAATTGACTAATTTTTGGCACGACGCTAAAATTACCATCTTGATACCATCTATTCCCCCATCTTGTTGGATACAAAAGAGTATTTTTAGATCTGTTATTGTGAACAGAAAATGTTTCATTTTTAGCCATTTCACCACGACCAGAGCAAAACATTAATAAGACAAGTAAAATAAAAATTCCAGCTATGGCATAATTTAATTTACCACTGAAATTATTCATACTGATAAAAAATGACGTTTATATAAATAATGAACAAAATAATTATACGATCAATTATCATTTTGGTAATTATTAATAATCGAGTCTAATTCATTTTGAATAATCTTAGACGCATTATTTTTCATTCGAATACAGTGGTCATAATTAAATTTTCTGATAAAAATATCGTATTCTTCTTTTTTAACGTTTGTTAAAAAAATTTGTAAATGGTTAATCTCTTTTTTAATTTTATCAATTTGCTCATTGCTTAACTCTAAATATTGTGGGTCATTTTTAAGATTATCTTCAACAGTGATTGTATAATAGTTTAAATAATTATACGCAAGTATACTTTTTTTAATATCATCATCTATATTTTTATAATCATTGGCATCTTGCAATGCGTTATCAATGTATTTTAAATCATTATCATCATTAATTTGAAAATCTTTTAAAATATCAATTTTATTTTGTATTTTGGACGATTCCTCAATTGCAGAAACATTTAAAATACCATTTGAATCAATTTTAAAAGTGACGGATATTCTAATTGTTCCCCTTGGCATCAAAGGTAAATTAACTAGTTCAAATTTACCCAATAAGTTATTTTTATCAGCCAATTCTCTTTCGCCTTCATAAATACAAATAGTAACGCTGGGTTGATTATCAACGAATGTTGTGAATGTTTCTTTTTTTGTACATGGAATAGAATTATTTCTGTGAATAATTTTTTTCATTATTCCTCCATTAGTTTTAATTCCCAAAGACAATGGAATAACGTCAATTAAAACTAATGAATCAAATTTTTCATTGTCAATTTTTAATAAAATTGAAGCTTGAACGCATGCTCCGTAAGCGATTGCTTCATCTGGATTAATGTTCATTTTTAATTTGTGATCATTATTAGAGTCCAAATTGAAAAACTTTTTAACGTTGTTTACGATAATCGGAATTCTCGATGATCCACCGACTAAAACGATATCGTCTATCATATTTTTTTTAATTTTTTTTTGAGATATAACATCCTCAAGTGGCTCAATTGCCCAATTGATACATTGAAAACATATTTCCTCGAATTTTGCCCTAGTCAATTCACAACTGAAGTCAATATCACCATGCATATTTTCAACTATCATATTGGATACAATATTTCTAGACAATGATATTTTACATTTTTCAGCTTCAATTTTAACTTTAATTAAAGTTTTTTCGTTTTTAATGACTTCAATAATATTGATATTTTTATTTTTTTTAGAAAATTCGAAGAAAAACCATTTAACAATTTGTTTGTCAAAATCATCTCCTCCTAAAGAAGAATTACCAGAAGTAGCCAATACAGTGTAAATATCGTTTTCGCATTGAAGTAAGGAAACATCAAGAGTACCTCCTCCAAAATCAAAAATGACGACATGTCTATTTAAACAATCTAAATTATTTTGAAAACCATAAGATAAGGCTGCGGCAGTGGGTTCATTAATCATTCTCATAATATTTAATCCAGCCATGTGTCCAGCAAGTTTAGTGGCTTGTCTTTGGCAATCATTAAAATAAGCAGGTATAGTGACCACAACGTTTCTAATTTCAGTTCCTAAAAAGTTTTCAGCAATTTCTTTCAATTTAATTAAAATGAAGGATGTAATTTGTTCAGGGGAATATTTTTTGTCATTTATAAGAATCATTGGTTTATTATCATCAGAAACAACTTTAAATCCCCAATGCATCAAATTGCTTTTTAAAGATGTGTCATCATAAGTTCTTCCAATAATTCTTTTAATATCGTAAACAGTATTTTTGACGTTAGATTTTAATTTATTAAGAGCTTCATCTCCTACAATAATTTTGTCATCTGTAAAAGAAACAATTGAAGGTGTTGTTCTATTCCCAAATTCATTAGGTATACATACAAATTTATTATTAACGTAAGTGTAAACGCAACATCTAGTGGTCCCTAAATCAATTCCAATTGGATTAACATATGTGTTCATTTTATAGTTGGAGCTTATATTATGATAATATTTATTTACACCATTTTGCGACACACCCGTAAAATTGAATATTTGTATCGAGACCTTGATTCATAATAAGCAAAGAGCTACATAGTTCTTCTAAAAAAATATAAACATTTTTATCATAATACTTTGAGAAATCGTCATAATCTTCAGATGTTTTTTTTAGATCTAAAGGAGAATCATCGTATTTTTTCAAAAAGTTAACCATACTTAAGCATATATCTGTGGGCAAATGTCCTTCATCGAATAATTTTTTTGAGCATATTAGAGCATTTTTTAAATTTTTTTTAAAACACAGATAAATTAAGCGCTTAATTTTTTCAGGGTGAGGTTTTTCACATAATTTAAACACATTATTTTCATTAACTAAATTGTAACTTTTATGAATTACTTGTAAATTGTGGATCGCTTTTCTTAAGTCGCCATCTGATATGTAAACAATAGAGTCAATCCCAGAATTATCAAATATTATATTTTCTTTTTCACAAATGTATAATAATTTTTTTTTGACTTGATAACTTGATAATAACTCATATTTAATAATGCTGGATCTACTTTGAATTGCTTCAATAATTTCAGACGATTCGTTGCATGTGAATATAAAAATAACTCTACCACTGTTTTCATCAATAATTTTGTTAATCAATTGTTGAGCTTTTTTTGTCAATTTATCAGCTTCATCTAATAATACTATTTTATGGTTTGCATAAATTTCTTTATGATCAGATTTAATTGATAATTTCATTTTGCAAAAATAAGCGATTGACTCTTGAACAGTTTTAATCCCTCTTTCATCCGAAGCATTAAATTCAAGCATTCCTCCTCCTTTATTGTAATATGGCCCTAACAGAACTCTTGAAATACAATGAGCAGTGCTTGTTTTCCCAGTCCCAGAAGGTCCTGTGATAATCAAATTATGGGAAAATTTGCTTTTAATAATTTTGTCAATTTGACTTTTTTGGCTTTTATTTAATATTAAATCCTCTGGAATTTTAGGTCTGTATTTTTCCGTGAGCATCATTTAAGTAAATGAGTTAAATAATTTTTATGTTTATTTTCGCGCACAATAATTTAAATAAACATAAGCACATTTTAAATTAAATAAGTATCGGTGATGATTCTGCTCATTTTTGGTTCATATGTATAATACTCTAATTTTTCATTTGTGAAATCATTGTTTTTTTCGTCGTTGTAAGCATTTAAACCAGATAAATTTATAATAAATTCTTTTCTAACATCAAAATCATCGCTGTTAGCAACTTTTTCTGCAACAATATTCTCGTTAATCATATAATCCTTAATAGTTATAACGTTATCTTCAAAAGCTTTAAAAATTCTATATTTAAACTTAGATTCAAAATAATAATCCATTCTTTTAGATCCCCATTTATCAAATATAGATAATTCATCATGTATGTCTATAATCATGGGTATAACATCACCAACAGAAATTGGTTTTCTTAATATTCTTCCGACTGCTTGTATAATATTTTTTTTAGGAGTAGATAAAATAACAGTGTTAAGATCAGGTATATCAAGAGCTTCCGCTGCCATACTAAATGTAGCAAAAATGACATCAGCCTTGTACGATAATTCTAATTCTGTTTTATCCATACCTCCCATACAATATCCAGTTGTTACATTTTTTTTCAAACAAACACCTTTATTAACTTTATTAATAATAATAGAATCAACTTTTCCTTTTAATATTTTTAAATGTTCTCTTCTAGCACTCAATACGAGTACTTTTCTACATTCTAAATTAATAATTTGATTAATAATTTTGCATATGAATTTATTTCTGGGTTCAATATTGCATATATCACTGGTCATTCCAGAAATGTTAAGTTCTTTTTTAATATTCCCAGTTTTAGGATCTTTCATTCTCATGGTTTTTTCGCAAAACTTTTCATCTCTAGAAATATATTGAAATGATTTAACATAAACATTTTCGGTTCCCTTTCTTTCAACTTTAGAAATTATATCCCCTAAATGCCAAGACGCAATTTTTACTAATCCATCAGTTCTATCAAATGTTGCAGATAATCCAATTGTATATTTAAATCCAGTTTTAAATAATGAAGATGAGAATGTTTTTGCAGGAACATGATGGCATTCATCATATATTACGAGTGAAAAATTTGAGAATGTATCAAAGTGATAATTTTTTTTTGAAATACTATGTATACTTCCTATAACTATATCTTTGTTGAATGTGTCCAATTTACCAGCTTTAATTATTCCAGTTTTTGCATTAGAAAACATTTTAATTCTGCTTTCCCATTGATCAATTAAAAAGTCTTGATTAACTATGACTAAAGTTTTAATGTTCAATCGACATGCTATATAAATGGCGAGGACTGTATTATGAGTGACAGAAAAGTTACTCAATAAAAATCTTCCTTTTTTGTTATTTAACGTAAATCCATAATAATTCCCAAATTTTACATATCTAAATGCAATGTTGCACGATTGAGATATTTTATTCCTTTCGATAAATTTAAATAAATCAGCATGTATTTGAGCAGAATTATTTTTAAATGTTAAATGATTTTTAATCCCGAGTGAATTTAAAATCACAGTTAATTTTTTGAGTAAATATTTATTATTTATCACTGCTGTTTTTTTATTTTTAAATACCCCATTGAGAAACGCATATTCGATAATTCTCCTAGATTTTACAGAAGTAATATTGGATATATAATTTAAAATATTTATTATTTTTTGTGGAATATAAATTGTGTCATATTTATTTTTGTACAACCCGAAAATATAATAATTTATTTTGAGATTGTCCAAATTCGAATTTTTGATTGATTCTAAACTGGAATTTACAAAATTTTTAAATTTGGGAAAATATTGATCATTAACATTTTTAGAATAGTCATATGAACTCAGTAAATTTAAATTGCTGTAAACATTATCATAATTTCCTAGGTCGACGCTGTATTTCGCCCCTTTTAACTTGCATATATATTCATCATTGTATTTGATTCCTTCTATGTATTCTTTAACGGGAATATCAATTAATTTTCCATCGCAATCTAAAAGTGTTAAAATATGCGACGAATTGACTGTGTAATTAAAATTATTGGATTGAATAATTTCGATCAAGTGATCAGATCCTCTTGCTAATGACTCAACTGTTACTTTTTCAGATTTTTCATTAATAAGGGAATCTCCCACTTGAATATCTTGTATTTTTTTGACACTTCCGTCATACATAAGTACTTCAGTATTTTTAGCAAAACATTTACCGTATCCAGTGTGTAAACACATGATTCCGCCACCTATATTTTTAATTTTATTGAGGCATTCTTCTGCTATTAGTTGTTGATCACTTCTTAAATTTCCTTTAAATTCTAAATTTATATTATCATTGATATAACTGGGGAATGATTTATCAATATAATGGCGAAATTTTTTATCTCCAAAATGTTTGATTCCATAATATCTTGGGACATAATAAGCTTCACTTGTTTCTTTAAAAATTTTAAAAGATTCAACTTTTAAATTAAAATTGCTCTCTTTAGGTTTAACGATTAAATCTTTTTTAATTTTAGACACATCTTGAAGAGATAAATATTTTTTAAGCAAGGCAAAACCATGATTAGTTATGTCCTTATGGTTAATAATTTTATAATTATTAAAATTGATAAAATTATCAACACCATTATTTTCAATAAACTCGTCAAAATCACAAATTTTATCGTTGTCAAAATCACAAATTTCATCGTTGTTTAAATCACAAATTTTATCGTTGTCAAAATCACAAATTTCATCGTTGTTTAAATCACAAATTTCATCGTTGTTTAAATCACAAATTTTATCGTTGTCAAAATCACAAATTTCATCGTTGTTTAAATCACAAATTTTATCATTGTCAAAATCACAAGAGCGGTAATTATTAAAATTTTCAGTCATTATTAATTTAATATAATAATTAATGTGGCTAATTCTTTATAATCTAATTAATTAATTGGCCGTGGAAATAAAATGTTACAATATAATATAGCAATTCTCAGAAACAATGAGTGACAATATGGATAATATAACATCAATCATGGAAGAAAGCACAGAAAAATTTAATGAAGTTGCAAACGACACAATGGGAGTGATTGGAAAAAACAAATATTTATCAGCGGCGTTAACCTTGACATTAGTTCTCTACGCTGGATTTGCTGCTCCAAAATTACCTGACAATGTAGCTTTAATGTTTGAAAACCCAATTGTCCAATTCGTAATGGCAGCAATGATAGTTTATTCTTCTGGTAGTGATCCAGTTGTAGCAGTGGCTGCTTCAGTTGCATTTATGGCAACTTTATATGCAATCAATAATATAAAATTGGGACGTGTAGTTTCGGCTGTAACTGCTGAAAGAGAGTTATTCGAAGACCAAGAATATGTTCAAGAAGTAGTGTATCCTCAAGTCATCCCAAATAATTATGTAAATGTTGAGGAACAAAATAACCCTCAAGATGTACAAAATTTAAATGAAGAAATAGGGAACGAGCAAGACGAAGTTATGAATGAAATAGTTGAAGATATTGCTCCAAATTCATCGGGAAATAATAACAATATGGCAACAATTGAAGAAGCTGAGCAAGATTCTTTGATACAAGAACTTCCACCATCGAATTCTGGATTAAACCACAGACATAATTCTGAATTTAGACAAGCCCCTCAAGTAATTCAACATCAACCATTTAGATTTGGTTCACGTCATTGTGGATCTCAAAAGGGGGGGAAATGTGGATGTAAATCAGGAAAAACATGTGCAGTTTGCGCAAAATATAGAAATTCATTTTACCCTCAATATGTAAGAAATAGTCCATGGGCTTATGAAGCAAGAGACAATGTGGAAAGAATAAGAGGGTATGATCCACATTCCAGATTAAACAAAGGTGGATTAAATTTTCCTTACAACAGTTAAACTTATTTTAGTCATTTTTAATATATATACATATGTTTCCTGAGAAGTTCATTGATTGTTTAATTTTAATAATTTTTATAATATCTTTAAATTATGTAATGTGTTGTTACTTTTTTGAAAAACAAAATAAAAAAAATGAAAAATTCATTGTGGCAGATGCTCAAGATATTCATAATTATGATAATCTTCGGGAAAAAGTGTTAGAAAAAGATAATTTTTTTAATTCACAATTGACGGATCCAGATAAGGAAACGATAATTAAATACAACGACAATATAAAAAATATATTAGAACCGTCGCGCGGCCGAAAAGAATTATTAGATAAGCATCCTTATTTTAGACATTCTTATGATAAATATCCTTATGAAAAATATTCTTATAATTTAAATAGGCTTGACAAGTATTTTAATAATAAATATCCTTATGATAAATACAATGAATATTATAATTTGATAAAAGAGGATGATCGAAATTTTTCAGAAAATTATGATTTGCAATTTGTATCGAATAAATGTGAAAATGATTCAATTAATGATAAATATAAAAGGAAAAAGTCAAATTTTGTAGTTTACAATCCAGACGATAGTAATTTTAAATTGTCGCATTATAAGCGTCCAAATGCAACATTCTCAACTCCGATGGAGTTGACGGATATTAAAGGATATAATTATATGAGTTATGATTCAAGCATACATCCATCAAGAATAAACAAAAGGATATTAACAATAAATTCAAAAGGTTTAAGTGATCGCGAAAAAAATATTCCAAACGGACAAGGTTATGCATTTCACGACTCACCTGCATTCACAAGTTGAACATTAATATAATCTAAACAACCAAGTATAATGAAGACGAACGCGAAAAAATCTAAAAAATTATGTAAAAATTTAGAAAGTGACAAGGATAATATTATTAATGACGAGGAAAATATATTTAATAAAATATGTCCAGGCCATATTTTCACTCCATCAGTTTACCCGAAGCAGGAAAGAGTAATAGCATTAGGTGATTTGCATGGTGATTTATCACTAACTTTAAAATATTTAAGATTAGCCAAAGTTATAAATAAAAATGGAGATTGGATTGGAAAAAAAACTTTTGTAGTTCAAGTTGGAGATCAATTAGATAGCGGAAGGGAGCCCGGAGACAGTTATGATGATGATATGATTAATGATATAGAAGTCATGAAATATTTAACAGAATTAGATTTGAAAGCAAATAAAGAAGGAGGAAGAGTTATATCGTTATTGGGAAATCATGAAATATTAAACGTGGAAGGAGACATAAGATATGTTTCCAAAAATGACTTAACAAATTTTAACCGAGATGGTGATTTACAAAAAGCAAAAAAAGAAAGAATAAAATCTTTTAAACCCGGAAACGAATATGCGAAATTATTAGGATGCACCAGACAATCTGCAATAATAATAGGGAATAATTTATTTGTACATGCAGGAATAACATCTCAATTTATGGAAGATTATGAAGTGAAAGACATAAATGATTTTTATAAAATAAATGATTGCATCAGAAAATGGTTATTAGGAATGATAAATAGAGATAATGTATCATCATTATTATCAGATTATAAAAAAAGTATATTTTGGACGAGAATTTTAGGTTCTTTGCCTGCAGACGTGGATGTGTTGGATGAAAAAGATAAATTGATAAACGAAGAAATTTGTTCAGATTACATAAAAAAAGTTTTAGATGTTTTAAAAGTGGGAAATATGATTATTGGACATACTCCTCAATTTATTTATGGTACAAATGGAGTAAACTCAACGTGTAATAAAAAAATATGGAGAGTTGATATAGGAGGATCAAAAGCATTTAATAAATACGATGTATCTGAAACAGAAAAATCAAAAAATAGAGAAGCCCACATGTTAGAAATAATAAATAACGAAAAAGGTGAGAAATTTAACATAATTAATTAATTATTTTTTTTTAGTGTCAGAAATGCCTTTTTTAACATTGTTATTAAATTCGGAGTCTGAATCATTTTCCATAAATTCAGACGCTTTATTCCATTTTTCAATTCCGGTTACATTTTTGGGAACTTTATTTCCATAAGCGCTGGCAACTTTGGCTGCTGAAAACATTGTAAGTTCACTATTTTTACTCCTTTTCATAATTGCGTTTCTCAATTCTGCAAATTTTTTCATAGAAGGATTAAGTGGCCTTTTAGCTGATCTTCTTTTCTTTGATCCTGATTTAGGTGTAGATTTAGATTTGGATTTAGTAGCAGGTGTACGTATAGATTTAGATTTTGATCTAGATTTAGACCTAGATGTTTTTATTTTGGGAGATTTAGATTTAGATTTAGATTTAGATTTAGATTTAGATTTAGGTTTAGATTTAGATTTAGATTTAGATTTAGATCTAACTTTTCTCACGGATCTTGACTTAGATATTGGTTTATTTCTTTTGTTTGATTTTCTAGATTTTTTGCTGGAACTTCTGGATTTAGATCTGGATGTTTTTCTTTTGGAAGATTTAGACCTAGCTTTCCTTGGTTTCGATGTAGATTTTATAGATTTTTTACTAGAACTTCTGGATTTTTTAAGTGGCTTATATTTCATGGTGGCGGTTTTAGAGGATTTTCCTTTGGATTTCGATCTAGATTTAGATTTTTTTCTTTTGGATGTGGCTCCACCGTTCATTCTTGACATATCGTAACCGTCTTCATCATAGTCATCTATTCCCATTGTTAAAGTTATACTTATATTTTAGAAAATAAACGAATTATATATATATATTTAATCAGTTTGTGAAGAAACACTTAAAAAATATTGAATGATATATGTATATAAACGTATACTTGAACACCATTAACTATTAAATGGGTGTACCTGGCTTTTTTGGTTGGTTGATAGAAAAATTTAAGAGAAAGATTAACTATCGAGATGGATTTTTGATCAGATCTAAATTAAATGGTTCAATTGACTATTTATATTTGGATTCAAATTGTCTATTCCACCCTCAATGTTTTAAAGTGTTGCATCAATATAGTGGTAAAAATATAAATATGACAAATGATGAACTAGAAACAGAAATGATTAAACAAATAATGAATTATTTGTCAATTATTATAAACCACACTAAAGTAAATAAGCAAATTTACATATCAGTGGATGGAGTTGCCCCAATGGCAAAAATAAGTCAACAAAGAAAAAGAAGATATAAAAATATTGAAGATAACGAAATGACAGATGAAATAAGAAATTATCACAATATAGGACAAAAAAATAATGTAAAATGGAGCAATATAGTAATAACGCCAGGAACTGAATTTATGGAAGCGTTACATATATCTATTTTACATTTTATACATTCTTTGAGTTCTGATTTAAGGGATAAGATAGTTTACTCTTCTTATCATGTTCCCGGAGAGGGCGAACATAAAATTTTAAGCAATATGAAAAAAAAAAAATCAAATAATGATGTATTTGTAGTTTATGGATTAGACGCCGATTTATTTTTTTTAACAATGGCGTCCGGACATAAAAATATTTATTTGTTAAGGGAGCACAGTGAAATAAAAAATGGGGTTAAACACCCAGATGAAGAGTTAGTCTTTGTATCTGTTGACGAAACAAGAAAAATGATACATGGCATAATGGATGACTCTTCGAATAATTCGATAAATGATTTTATATTTTTGTGTTTTTTCATTGGGAATGATTTTATTCCAAACGTACCATCTGTAGACGTAAAGTATGGAGGATTAGATACTTTAATAAATTATTATAAAAAAAATAAATTATGCAAAATGAACGACACTTATTTAATAAAAATAGAAAATGATTTAGCTAAAATAAATTTTAATTTTTTGATGATAATATTGAAAGATATATCAGAATTTGAAGTAAAATCGATCATAAATATAAATAAAAAAGACGCTGCGCATGAAAAAAATAAAATAGGAGCATTTGATAAAAAAAATTATTATGAATTGGACATGGCAAATATGGAGAGATTGAATTTTTATAATTTAGGGCATATGCAAAACGATTCAACAACCCGCGAAATAATAGGATTTAATAATAGCATATCTTATTATAATAATTTTAATTTTAATGAGAAATCATCCATAATGACTAATAATTATGGATTGAGAGTGAATGATTCTCCAGAGGATATGTCCAGAAAATTTGGTGATTTTAAATTTGCATACTATGATCACTATTGCAACAGTGGTTCAGATCAAACGTTGGCCGTAAGAAATATTTGTAAAAATTATTTTGAAGGTTTAATTTGGACTTTGGAATATTATTTAGATAAGTGTAGATCATGGACTTGGCATTATAAATATAATACTGCTCCATTTTGCTCAGATTTACATAAGTTTATGAAATCAAAATTATTTTTAAAAACGATGGATAAAATATATGACGAATTATCTGGTGATAATAATTTTGGAAAAGTTAAACCATTTACACAATTATTAATGGTAGTTCCTCCAAAACATAAAAATTTAATACCAGAACCCTATTTAGAGATAATGACAAAACCTGAATATGGTTTAATACACAATTTTCCCGAAAAAACAAAATTGGATTATTTAAATAGAAGTGCATTTTATAAGTCAACACCATTTTTACCAATGATAGATTTAGACGAAATTGATGACGCGATGAAAAATAAAAAATTTATAGAACTATATGATAAATTAGACAAAAATGTAACAAAGAGGAATAAAATATGTAAGGATCGCAATTTTAAAAAGAGGTTAGAATAAGTGGAAAAATATAAGTGTGAAATATATAAAGTAAATAAATGCAAAATGATAATAATGCCAAAGTTAAATTAAAAATATTTAATAAAAAGATGGAAAAATTATTAAATCATGATGAAAAAGATTACGACACTATACCTTATAGATTAGAATTGATAAAAACATTATTGGATAATAAAGAAGTTAAGCCTTTATTTGATCCATCAGACTCATCTACTGAAAATTTTATAAATGATGGAGATTGGAAAGTTGACCATTTATATAAATCAGATAGCATATGGGAACAGTATAAGCTTTATCACTCGGAACCTAATGATAATAATTTAAATAGCTGCCATGTTTTGGGTAAAAAAACAGTGGACTTTGGGAAAACAATGATGGATATAGGTGGAGAATTGATTTATAAAAAAAGTGGATCATCAGGACACACTTTTAGAGCGAAGATAAAAATTGGCGATAAAAACAATGAACAGTCTATAAAGTATGCTGTTAAAGTTGTCCCATATTTGAAAAACGATATATATGGAAAAATTGACGACGTCCGACGTCCAGAAAATTCTGAATTATTAATGATAAAAGCATTGAGCCGTTTTGTAGTAAAAGGAGAGACACAGCACATTGTGCTCCCTATAACTTGTTTTAATTCAAATATAAAGCCATTTTTAAATATTGAACCTAAATTTGTTGGAAAAAGCAAAAAGTATATAGAATTTCAAAAAAGATACAAAAAGGGACAATATTGTAACGTAGCGTCAATATTATTGAGCGAATGGGCCAATGCGGGTGACTTATTGAATTTTTTAAAGAGGAGATATCTAGAGTTAGATCTAACACATTGGAAAGTTATTTTTTTCCAATTATTGTCAGTATTAGCAATAATTCAAAATAAATATATTAAATTTAGACATAATGACTTGAAAGCCAATAATATTCTTGTTCACAAAATAAATAATAAAAAAAAAAATGTGAGATATACCATAAATGAGTCGGTTTACATAGTTCCTCAAGTTGGATACATAATTAAATTATGGGATTTTGATTTCGCGTGCATACCAAATAAGGTAGATAATTTCAAGGTATATGCGGAATGGACTGATTCGATAAATGTTCGACCAATACAAAACAGATATTATGATGTCCATTATTTTTTTAACACATTGATTAACTTTATTCCAGAGTTAACTAAGAACAATTTAATACCAATAGAAGTTAAAGATTTTATAAAAAGAGTCCTTCCTCCTAAATTTAGGAAAGAACCATTTTCAAATGATAAAGGAAGGTTAATGGTGAACCAGGAATTTGTCACTCCTGAAAAAATATTAAAAGAAGATATATTTTTCAGTGAGTATAGAAGAAATAAAGAAGGTATAAAATAAAAATAGCTCACGATTTTAAACGTCCATAGTGTTCGATTTTTAAATTTTTTCAGCGAAGCACAGAGTGGGCGGGAATTTTTTTAAATTTATAAATGATGTAGCATCGAAAAAATACAACAATATTGTGTTTTATTCATAATCTCAATTTTTATATTACCATTTTATATAATCAAATTAATTACATATGGAAGAAAAATCAAATAAGAATAAAAAAAAGCAAAATAATAACAATTCCACGCTTCCGAAAAAATTAAAAAAAACGACTGTATCTATCAATAATAGAAAATTAAAAAGAGTTAGCCATTCAAGCAATAACTTTGATTTAACGGTAAGTGTTTTAAAAAAATTCATAAACGGTGAAGATTATGTTTTTTCTTTTCCAAAATTATCTAAAATATCGGTTGACTTATTAAAAAAGCCAAGTAATTATGACTTTGGTAATTTTTTTGAAACTAAATTTGAACAAATAGGAAAGGTGAAAGGAATTTATATTTTTAACAGAGAAGGAGATAATGATGATACGTTAGTGAAAATAAGTAAATATAACGAAAATGAAAATGATATGTTTTACTCTAAAATGAATGATATGAAAGTGTGTTATTTATTGACGGATGTGTTTTTAAAAAATGTAAAACAAAATTTTTTATTAACACCAATAATGAATTTTGACTGCACTGAAGACGATTTAAATGATTATGTAAAATCAAAAATATTAGAAAATACTGCTGTTGACTCATCAAGTAAATCAAGTGAACCAAGTGAATTAAGTAAAATATGTGTTCAAATTTATGAAAATTTTGATAATTTAATTTCATTAAAAACATACATTTCTAAAAATAAAAACAATTTATTTAAATCTGACAAATTTGGGAAAAATTTGTTATTTCAAGTGATTTACATTTTATCTAAAATATTAGAACGCTACCCAAATTTTCATTATGGTGGTTTAAGTATTGATTCTTTTTTTGTTAAAGAAAAAAAAATAAAATCGATTGATAAATTTGTATTGGATGATTCTAAATTTACATTGAAAGATTGTGATTTTACGTTGAAAATAACTAATTTTTACAATAGTAAAATTAACAGAAATAAAGACGATAAATCTGAAAAAGTAAAATGCGATGCGTGTTCTTTTTTCGACGATGAAAATATTAAAGAATATTTATCTCCATTACAAGATGAAATTGTAAATAATAACGAAGATGATTTAAATAATATAGGATGCTTAGAAAACGATTGTATTTATAAAAATCCTTTATTAATTTTAAAAAAAAATAATTTCTTTTCTGATTTTATTAGTAGTGAAAGTATGAATAATGATCACAGTAAATCAGAAAGAGGACTCTATGATTCTTTGACTGATGAAGAAAAATCATATGATAATAGAAGATTCGTAGCTAAAAATAAAATAATTGGTAAAAAGGTGGGAGGAAAAACTATAAGTGGACATCGTAAATTTAATAATAAAAGTAATATGAGTGATTTTAATAATAAAAGTAATATGAGTGATTTTAATAATAAAAGCAATGTGAGTAATTTTAACAATGAAAACGAAAGAGAAATATATGGAAATAACAAAGGAGTAACTAAAAAAGATTTATTTGAAAGTTTAGGAGATTTTAAAACAAATGGAGAAAATTCATTTGGAAATAAAGTGTCCGACAATTTTTCAGGATTAGCTCCCGAATGGATGATTCGTCAAAATCAAAATCAAAATAAAAATAATAGCAATTTATCTGACCAACAAGATGGTTCAATGGGAACCATGTCAGGAATACCGGGAATGCAAGGAATGCCTGGAATGCAAGGAATGCCTGGAATGCAAGGAATGCCTGGAATGCAAGGAATGCCTGGAATGCAAGGAATGCCGGAAATGCAAGGAATGCCTGGAATGCCTGGAATGCAAGGAATGCAACAAGGAATGCAAGGAATGCAACAAGGAATGCAAGGAATGCCTGGAATGCAAGGAATGCCTGGAATGCAAGGAATGCCTGGAATGCAAGGTACGGACATGTCTGGAATGCAAGGGATGCCAGGAATGCAACAAGGAATGCAAGGAATGGATATGTCTGGAATGCAAGGAATGGATATGTCTGGAATGCAAGGGATGCCAGGAATGTCGCCATCTCAAGGGCATATGTCTCATAATATAATGGGAGGATTAATGCCAGGGAATGCTCCAGGTCAAGAAATGTCTATGAATAATTTTTCCCAAGAATTTGGTTACAATGGAAAATCAAATGATAAATTAAATTTACCAACATTGGACGAAAATTTAAAAAACATGAATGCAAATTTTTCAGGGAAAATGCAACTTCCAGTGGTAAACGGTGATATGATGGGGAACTCATCAGAACGCAATATGGAAGGTGGAAAAGGAAAAAAAGATTTTTTTTTTTTAAGGGGGGTGGGACAAAAGTGATACCCATGTACACAGAAGTAAAAAATAGTCCATTTGCAACGAGAGAAGAAATGGAAATAAATGATAGAAGAAAGCAAGAAAATAGTGAAAAAACAAATAGTCAATCAAGAATAGATAACAGGAGCGGTAATCGAGGGGATAATAGAAGAGATAACAGAGGAGATAACAGAGGCGATAACAGGGGAGATAACAGAGGAGATAACAGAGGAGATAACAGAGGAGATAACAGAGGAGATAACAGGGGTAATTATAAAAGTCAATTTGCGTCATCACCAAACAATACGAGACAATTTAATGATGGAGCATCTAAACGAAATAAATCAGCAGAAGAATTGGCGTCTCATATGACTATTTATAATGATTTACCATATTATCCACCACAATATCAAAATTACCCAGTAGTTATGAATGCATTTAACGCAATGCATCCTGAATTATACTCAGGAACGGTCCAAAATTCATTTCCAAAAACTCCAATAATAAACAATGAATATAAAATAAATATATCTGGCCCATCCGCGGATCATGGTAAAATAAGTAGAATTTATGAGGATATGCTCCCAAATAAACAAAATAATAATTCTTCAAGGACACTGGATGAAAGATTAGATCTTCACAATTACCTAAGATCAATATTTATCAAAAAAGAAGATGGAGAAAATGTAGATTTAGATGGAGGAACAGATAATAGTTTGTTAAATTACTTAAAGTTATTGGAAATGAATCCCAATTCGGAAGATTTATTCGTAAATCCTTATAAAAATTTACCAGAGGATATGTTGATTTATAAATCTTGTTACCCAATTAGATTTGATAATGTGACATCAACGGTTCAATGTTCTCCAAATTCAATAGGAATGAATATAAGAATTTATAAAATGACTAATGGAGAATATTATGATAGCCGAGCAACAAGAGGGTTCGAAAAGGCATCGTTTTCGTATAATATGTGGAGAGAAATAATTTGGTATGAAAAAATAAGAGAAGAAATAGTAAAAAAAAAATTATGCCCAAATTTTATAATATTAAATTTCCATTTTATTTGCGAAAATTGCAGAATAGATTTTGACAAAATAGCGAAAATTAAAGGGAAAACTTTAGATAAACCATCTCCATATATAAAATCAAATTTTGACTTCAACAAAAACAAAGAAAAAGAGTCTTTGGAAAGTGTGAATGAGAATTATGACGAAGTAATATCGACGTATAATATGGAAAAATATGAACAACATGTTCCTGAAATATTTAAAGAAAAAATGGAAGAGTTGTTTAAAAATTTAAGAAAATATGGTCCAATTACAGATGAGGATGTTGCAAATCAACTTTATTCAGATGAGTTTATATTCAGAAATATAGCGGATATTTCTGCGCCAGTGGCCACTAAGGTAGAAATGATATACAAACAATTGGACATAATAAACAATATTATAGCAAGAAAGGATCCCAATTATAAAGGTGCAAAAGAAGAATGGATAATAAATCCAATGGCGTACACTGATAAAGCATTAGTGGCGTTAACCGAAGCTCCAACATATAATTTATTAGGTTGGGCTTCGAAAATATATAGAGCAACCGGAAATGTAAGAAAAATGGTAAGATCAGGATATCATAATTCTAAAATATGGTATTCAATAATAATGCAACTGATGGTGGCTTTGTATTGTTTGCAAAAAGCTGGATTATATTTTACGGATTTTAGTATATCAAGCAATGTGTTTATAAAAGAAATAAGTTATCATGAAAATACTACAAAATATTGGAAATATATTGTGGATGGAATACCATTTTATGTGGTAAATTATGGATATTTGTTATTAATAGATTCAAGTAATAAGTTGAATAGACAAAGAAAAATGTTAGAAACACAATTTTTCCACGATAGTCAAGTGTATAATCATCATTATTATTATTCGATAGATGGAAATACATATTCATATGGCGGTCAAGAAAGACATTTTAATAATAAAGATTATGATGCGAATAAAGCTAACAAGGATCAATTTATAAAAGCAATGAATCCAAATAATTTTAATGGTCAGTTATTTTTAAACAACGGTGGTACAAAGCCTCCAGATGAAATAATTAGTTTACTTGATAAGATATATAGTGACGCGTCAAAATCGGACGAATTAAAAATAGAAAAAGTTATTCACGATAGTATGGGGAAATTGATGAATAATCGATTAGGGACACCTTTAAATGAAATGGAAGAGAAGCATATTTTGAATACACCATTGAGTTCAAATTCATGTGAGCACGAATCAAGAATGGTGGTTTTAGAAGATGGGCATGGTTTATTCAGATTTGTCCTACCGGTAAATAAAATTATAAAGGCAAATGAAGATGGAAAAGTAGAAATTTATGACGGTATTAAAAAAGATCAAAATATGATAATAAAAAAAAGTAGTGTTCCAATATCTGACTTAAAATTGTATTCTAAATATGGTCCAATAGATCAAAGTTACTCCCCTGGCGAAGTTATTTTAAGCTCAGAGAACATGATAGAAATGTATAATACAGATGCTTAGTATATGATTTTTAATGTTAACAAAAAATAATTTTTAATATTAACAAATGTGTTAAACTTTTTTCGATTTAAATTAATATAATGAATTATCAAAATTATTCTGGATTTAAAAGTTATCCTCCTCAATTTGGGAACGAAAAGAATGTGGAATTTGGAGATGATTTAGAAACTTTTACAAAAAATAATATGACAGTTTACGACATTTACAGAACTCCTTTTTTGTTAACGCAAGACCATAATAAGAATTTCAATAATATGGCAAATGATGCTTTAAAAGGAATCCATTGCAAAAGTAAATTGAGCAATTTATTTTTTTCAGACAAAAATATTCAAAGGATTCAAAAAATGATAAAAAAAAAAGTGTTCGAGGATACAAAAGGGAAATTTAGGTTAGACGTTGATCAAGAATACAAAGATGTGTATATTGTAATGAGAGCAATATTTCTCGAACACGCAAGAAATCTTCCGAGCCAAGAAATAAGACAATGCAAAAGATTAAATGAAAAAGTAATAAATGAAATAGTTCCTCCTATGTTGACAGAAATAAAACAATATTATGGATATATGAGAGAGATAAATAAACCGTTGACACCGATTCCAAGGGAAATAAATGTCAATAATGCAGGTAGGAAAACATTACCAAGCATATCAACTCTTTGGTCAGTTTAATTTTAAATTTTAATTTAAATTTTTCTTGCTAAAGTAGAAATAAATAAATGAAGATTATTTATTTATTGACGCGACAATCTTATTTTTTTAATCTAATAACGTCCAACATTTTGGAAAAATTGATTATTTTGAATTCCACTTTCTGACGTTTTAGAGTATATGAAAAGTGTTCCTCTTTTAGATGCTCTTGATTTCAAAGATTCTCCTCCTACTGAATTACCGGAAGGTGTGCTGCTAACATCGACTAAACTTCCAAAAGGGATTTCGGTGAAAGGTGTGGTAGATTTATAATTTCTATCTTCGTGCAATATAGAAGCACCTTGTGGATCGTATAAGGCGACAGTTTCATCTCTGATTAATGCAGTTGTGCATCCAACAACTAATCCAGTTCCGGGCATTTTTTCAACAATAACAACGGATTTCAAAACAAATTCTTCATTATAAAATCTGATAACAGAGTTATAATTAACGGGAGTATCGTTAAGAGATTCCCATCCACCAGTGGAAGCAGGTAAATTAGTAAACGTGTGAGGCGCAACCATTCGAGCAATGTTCAATGATTGATATCTCCTAGGAACATGGAAGATCAAAACACATTCAGAATGAACAATTTGAACACGTTTCGGGACCAAAGTTTTATTTTCATAAAACCATTGAGGCTGAGAGAGAGCATCTTCAAGAGAAGAGTTAATGACATTTTTATCATTTTCTCTATAGGGAGAATTGTTAATTCTGTGGGTGATCAATGGAACAGTGGTAACTTGAGACAAAGACGATGCGAATGGAGCAGATCCGGAAATATGACCATAAGAAGAAACCATTCCCATATTGTAAGTAGCCAATTGGCTAACGCTAATAACTGTTGGTCTAATTGAGAAAACATTTAAAACTCTTCTTAAAATGTTACCTTCATCTTTAACATGATATAAGTCAGGGGAATCATAAATGCTGTGTCTACATTTATCAAGAGAGTTTAAAAGTCTATCACTTTGATCTCCAGAATAATAACATTTACCTTGCCTTAAATTGAGGACAGTGTCATACAACAATGTTTGGAATTCGAATCTTTTAAGAATGTCTTCAATGGCCGAATCAATGGCACAAACACCGTCATTGGGATCATTAACTGTTTTCAAATATAAATCCATATCAGGTTGTGTCATAAGTGGTTTTCTTTCGTGTTTACTTTTAACAATTGATCCAAAGTTGGCAAACAACATTCTATCTTCGAAAATTTTGCATTTAATTCCGAACATGGCGACGAATACAGGGTGGACATATTTGTAAATGCTATGTTTCAAATTATCAAATTTAGCTTTTAAAAGTTCAGGTGCACAATCAACATATCCCATTGATTGCAAAATTAAATGAGAATGCATGAGTTTAGTTTCACCGTGTAATTTTAAAATTTGATCCAAAATGTTAAGTTCATTAGATTGAACATTAAGTTTAGATCCGGTTAAACTAATGACATCGTACCCAAGGGTTGTGGCCATTTTGGTGTTTGGAACAGGGAACAATGATGAGAAAACATGTTTATCTGATCTATCATAGATAGCCAATGACACAAACATATTAAATTCATCATCACTCAACTTATATTTGTTTTTATATTTATTAGCTTTTACCATCATATCCTTGAAAGACATTTCCATTCCAGCGTATCTTTTAAAGATTAAGTTTTTGAATTTTCTAGCTTTTTTGTAAATAATTTGAAATTTACTTTTGTATGCATCAAAAATAGCTTCAAGTAAAGATGGATTATTTCCATACTTATTTTTCAATAATTGCCATGCTTCGTTTTCAGTAAAGCCATCGCGGCGATTAACTGATTCTTTCATTAGATTATTGATCTCTTTTTGAATGACATCTTTGTTTGCTGATTTGTGAGCGTCGTTTGAAGACCTATTTGTATTATCCATTTATAATGTTATTTAATTAACTATACTATATGAATATAAAAAATTTTTTTTTGATAAAAAAATGAAAAAAATAGAAAAATAGAAAGCGTAAAAGTGCATATAAATAAACTGAATAATTAAGTGCGTTCAAAGTATCTCGGATAATTTTTGGAACTCTTTTTTGTGTTTAGTCATAACTTTAGTTTTTCCAGAACTAATTTTATCAATTTTGATTAAAGATTCTAATTGAGATATAGAATAACCATAACTTTTCATTATTAAATAACATTCTTTGATCTCATTTTTTTCGAGCAATTTATTTATAACTTGGATCATAAAAATGTAATCAATAACTTCCATACTTTTAAAATTTTCAGTGGCTTTTAATATTTTTTTTTTATTTATTCTTTGAATTGAAGTTTTATTCAAATCAGTTGCAAATTCAATCTTTTGCTTTAAATTTTTATTTTTTAAACTCAACCCATGAGAAATATAATGAGATGGAAGTGAACATGATAAGATTCCATGGATTTGTTGTAAATCCCAACTTTGATTACTGTAAATGTGATTTTCAGTCGAATCGCTAAATGATATTAATCCGGATACTTTTATTATTTTATCGACACACAGTTTATTTTTGTATATGTTTTTTCTAGACAATGTGGTTTTATTAACAATGCTACTTAAATAATTTTGTTGAACCATTAAAGGCAATAAAACTTTTTCAGTGTCAAATGCTCTAGCGCATTCGTTAATGTTATAATGACCATTTAAAATATTTTCAGTGGACTTATATAAATCTAATTTTACATCTTTTTCCTTGGAAGTTCGCATATATTCATCCAGTACATCTTGATTAATTTTATTATTTCCATAAGTTAATTTAATATCTTGAAGAATGAGTATAATCCTCCTGATGTCATATTGAGAATGACGGATTAATTCGTTTATAATACGCTCTTCTAATATTTTTATTTTTTCTTTTTTTATCAAATTAAAAGTTAAATTAAAAATTTCAGATTGCGATGGAGTAAAGTATTTAACCTCAAAAGATGTTTTTCTTAATTGGACCAATAGTTTACTATGTTGATTATTTGAAATAAAAATTATAGGAAAATACCAATTAATTTCATTTTCTTTTGTTAAAAAAAGAAGATTTTCCTTTTTAGTTGTAATGGTTTCAAGTTCATCTACCAATAACGCTCTTTTCTTTTTGCTGTAATATAATAATTTATTTACGAATCTTTCATCTTTTAACAGATCGGTGTCTAATTTAATAATTTCATATTTATTCTCTTTTAAAATAACTTGGACAGACACAGATTTTCCAACTCCATGATTCCCGGACAATATTAAACTACTTTTAATCATATCTGGTTCTTTTAATTTTTTATTCGTATATGGATGATATGTTTTGTCAAATTTTTCATCGTCGCTGTTAATTTCAATATCTGACAAGTCTTCAACTAATACATCTTCATCTAAAATTTTTATTTTTTTTTTAGTAACTGTCCTTCTTTTTTTAGATGAAGATTTATCTGAATTCGATGATTTAATTTTACAGGCTATTTCGTTGTTTTCTTTTATAACTTTGACACGATTAACCTCAAATTTCATCAGCCATTCGTGGACTTTATTGACAGATTCATTATTTATAGTAAGTTCTGAGATATTTTTTGGTTTATATTTCTCTGTCCAATTTATCCTGTTTATTTTCAACATGATAAATACAAATGTTGAAATTAATATTAATGATAAATTATTTTTTGTTTAACATAAAATAATTAAATTAATCCCACTTTTTTTTCTTATAATCATCAATGGATAAATCACAATCTTCAATGGAGCAATCAAGATCGTGAATAAACCCGATTATTTCATCAGTATCATCACTGTATAAAGAATCATCTGAATGATTTTCATCATTACATCTAACATAATTAGGGAAATAATGGTTACATTTATCATATGTACAATTATTGTTGTTGCTCATTAATTTATCATAATTGTTTATCATTTTATAGTTATTGAATTCCAGTTTATTCATGTTGGCTTGGAGATTATATTTTTGAATTTTGTATGGTATTAATTTTTTATTGGTCAAGTGGAACAATTTACAATCATCATTATGACAATTTCCATGAAGTATATCATCACTGCATATAGAAATACTTTCATCAATATATCCATTTTTACAATTATAACCTCCTCTGCACTTTTTTTCCGAACACATATCGCATTTTTTCGACAATTGTAAGGCTGACTTAAACACCGAATAATTTTTAATTAAATCAAAATCAGATAAATCAATATTTTCCTTAATCATTTTGATAACAGTTTGTCTATCCTCTGATATATTTTGATCATTTAAACCATGAGCAAATAAACATTTTTTCCCATAATTACATTTCCCGTTTTCTGACCATTTAGAGCATATCGCATGTTTAATATTTTTATCTTTTATATTTTTATCTTTTATATTTTTATCTTTTATAATTTTGCATTTATCATTTAATAGCCTAAATCCGCTATAAATGTTCCCTTTAGTTTTTTTTTTAGTAACGATTGTGAACTCATTTAATTTAAGTTGACTGCATTCATATTTCGAATCGTTGTTATTTGATAAATTATTATTGTAACGAATACTCATTTTATATTCCGAGAGTATATTTTTTTTTAATTATTTAACATGGTATTAAACAAGACATAAAATATAAAAATTGTAAATAATTTCTATTTGTTATATATAACTAAACGAAGATGTCAATGTTAGATTCAGATATGTATGACCAATATGATATTTTTCCAGAAAAACATGGTTTAATGACAGGAGGAGCAGATGTCGAAACATTGTTAAATAATTATATTAATAGCACTTCGAATAATGATCCATTAATATTATTCCCCAGTTTAACAAGTGATGACGTAAAAAAAATGAAAGAATATCGTAGTTATAATCAACAACTAAATGAAGTGCAAAGAGAAAGAGTCACGAGATTGATAGAAAACGCTCAAAGTAAGCTTATTCAGCAACAAAAGGATAAAATTTCCAACAGCATTGAGGCTCGTAGAGAAGAAGAAAGAAAAGGAAATAAAAAGATAAGTGTAGATAATCGAACGTCTGCTGAATCACTGGCAACGACGTATGTTTTGGAAAAAGGAAGTTTTTTATATCATGTTAGTTGGGATGTTGAAAGATTTAGTTTGATCCAATTAAATTTAGGTGGTTCTAAGCAATCTAATAATTCAAGTAACAAAGTAGTTTTATTTTTTAACGAAATAAAATACGCTGTGTCTCAATTGTCATGCGTAAATTATAAACATACTGATAAACAAATATATCCAAAGTATATGCACGTATTTCAAGTGGATGAAGATATAACTGGATTGTATAAAACAAGCGAAACTAAATTTGATCAATATAAAAAAGATTATGATAAAGTATCAAAATTATTTTGCGGATCAAAGAGTGACCCAAACAGTGCGTCTCAGTTATTTGACACTGAATTTAATGGATTAGTATTCGAAAAGGAAAATATGTTTAATAGTTATTTGTTGTGCATGGATAAATTAAGACAGGCCGGTAATAATAATTCAAATAAATATTTGCGATATATTAGAACAGTAAGATGCACAGGAGAAGGATCGTCAACATCATATAACTTTACTTCTTCAGGAGATTATCAACTTTAATTTGTTAAACTAAAATATAAATGGAAAAATTAGTTCAAGAATACTTCAATAATTCTGCAAAAAATATGGAAAAAAAAATAAATTTAAATAAAAAACATATATTAAATTTCGTAAATGATGCGAATGAAGATCCAGTAGTTGATATTTATGAAATAAATGATAACAATAAAAAATTAGTAATGAGAGCGAAATATTATATGATAGGAATGTATATTAATAAGACATGGTATTGGGGCTATTCGATTCCGTTAATAAATAAAAAAATAACAGATCAGACTAAAATTGTGAAAAATATAAAAAACGACATATTAAAAAATTATGAAAAATATGAATTGAGCGATGTTGATTATTATTATTATGTATCAAAGAATCCAATATTTCATTCAGATGATGCCAATAAATTACCGGAACTAATGGTGTATTTAAATAAAAGCTTATGGTATATGCCAGTTTTTTATAACGATAAAAATAAAATAATTTATGATAACGATAACAGTTTTAAATTTAAAGTGGAGTATTATGCGATAGAGTCAATAATTCAACAATATCATCATTAATATTATAAATTAAAAATTTCAAGTTTCAAGTTTTTGAGTTTTAAGTTTCCGAGTTTTAAATTTTATTATTATCATTTATGTATAATGAACGTCGTTAAGTTTGGAAATTTAGAATATAAATATGAATCTGTTTTCAGGGATAATAAGTCTAAACCAGTTTACGACTATCGCGATAAATTATTTCCATATCCTGCAGAAGGGAAAGGATGGGGTGGAAAATCTTTATTTTTAAATAAATTAAGCGATGTTCAAATTTACTTAGACGAAGAAAAGAAAATAATTGACCAGAAAAAAAAAATATGTAAACTTAATCCTGAACACGGAATGATAACAACAAAGCTTTATTCATTAAATGGGATAAGATGGGAAGACTCGTTGTATCATTACATCGATGTTCATAATTTAAAACCAAGCGATGAATTCATAGAGGTAATTTATCGATTTATAAGACCTAAACCTAAAAATAAGATAACAAGAATTAAGGCCCAAATTGACCCTGATTTAAAACATATGAAAATAGAAAGAAATCAAATGTTAATCATAGATTCTTTGATGGAGCATGGTTCAAATAAAAATTACAGGGACAAAAAAGACAAAAAAGTTTATAGATATTCAGAACATATGGGAATGTTAGATTTTGATGACGCGAAATTGGAGAGAATAATAGTTATGACAAATACGGAGAGGGTGGATGAAGATGACGGAGATATATTTATGCCACAAGATATTGACTATAAATCAGATTGGGAATTTGTATTCCACACACATCCTCCAACAAACGGAATAGGGGGAAGAGCAGTAGATGGAGTATTGTATGAATTTCCTAGTATGGGAGACATGTATCATTTTATAGATCATTATAATAATAAGAAAATACAGGGTTCAATGATACTTGCTCCAGAAGGATTATACGTAATAAGAAAATATAAAATAGATAAAACTAAAATAAACATTGATGAAAATAAATTTGACAAAATGATGAATTCAATATTTGAAAAAGTACAAGATGAATCAATTCGTAAATACGGATATCCAGAAAAATTAAATTATAAAAATGGGATGACAAATAAAAAATTTAATGATAATTTTTTCTATTCGATAATTGCACAAGATTTAAGTCATATAAATAATGTAAACAAAGTTTTAAATAAGTTTGAAATGCACATTGATTATTTCCCTCGGGAAAAAGATAATAGAGGAGAATGGACAATAGATAATATTTATATACCAGTTTTTCCAATAGAATAATCGCATTAAGTTAATTTAGATAAACACTTATAGAAATACTTTAAGACGAAGTATTGCTCCATAAAATTAATAAAATCTTTTTTTATAATATAACAAATATAGAACGAAAATGAATTTTGATATGAAAGATGACCGTGTATTAATATTCGTGGTGATGTTCATTGCGTTTTTTCTAACATTTTTATCAGTACCGTCAATGTTCCCAGGATCATTATCAAAACCAATAACATTGGAAGGATATGCCAACGGTAAAATCCCAACGACGGATTCACCAATAATAATAACAGCACCTAAACTGGAATCAGACACTATTTATGAGTCCCGACCATTTATAGATCCAAAAACTGGGTCAATTGTGGATGGTCCAGGATTTGAAGTAGGCCCAGCTCCATCTGGAAGTCTAGACAACGAAAGGAAGATTCCTCCAAATTATTATTTCTTAGACGATGGTTCAAATGGAGAATTAATGGCTCACAATATGATGTGTAGTAAATCATGTTGCTCGGAACAATGGCCCACTCCACATAAATTAAAACATGACCCATATGTTTGCGGAAATAAAGATGAATTTGTTCCATCAAAAATATTCTGTAATAATGGTTTTCAAGATTCAGGATGCCTTTGTTTGCCAAAAAAGGCAGCTAGACATATTTATAATAGAGGTGGAAATGGAAGAGAGTGGTTTTAATTAACTTGTACATTTTTACCTTATTAATTAATCTAGAATAATAGAATAATATAATAATATGAAGTTTCCTTATGAAATTAATATAGTTGAAATAAAAAAAGAATACACGAAATTTTTAGTTAATATTCTTGTTCCCAGGATATATGAAGGAATGAAAGCCCTTTATAGTGATGCAAATAAACACCATATGATATTTACTGAAAAAGGGAAACAAGATAGAAATTGTAAATCACCGGGAATATTAAAAATATTTCAAAATCATTTAAAAAAAATACCAAATTTAAGTAATCACGTAATTTCACAAGAAACAAAAAGAATAAAAGAAAGTTCAAAAACAACTGACATTTTTAATAATCTATTGAAAGCAGTGATAAAAAGTTACATTGTGCTTTTAACCTTTACTTCTCCCACTAAAAAACCAGAGATATTAAAAGATAATTTACACATGTTAATATCTGAAGAAGAATTTATTCATAAATGTTACATTGAGTCAGCCAGGATGATTTATGATAATCCAGAGTTGTTTTGGCACGGTTTTGAAAGTTTAGTAATAAAAAATAATCAAAGAATAATTTATAAATTGATAAAAAAAGCTATACATGAATCAATTAGAAAATCTTTACCAATGGATTTATTATCAGAAGAATATATAAAAAATGACGATTACTCGGCAATTGTAAAAATAGCAGACTCCGACTACATAGCAATGAAAACATTTTTAAACGATGATAAAAATGAAAACACGGAGAATCAGAATAATGACAATAAAACAGACACGGATTTAATTAGTTCGTTTGACGATGATAATGTAAATAACGGTGACGATGACAATGATGATGACGACTATGAAGACAATGAAGAAGACGATGATGATGACGACGACGATGATGATGACGACAATGAAGAAGATGACGATGACGATGGCGATGAAGATAATTCTAAATTAAATGACCTCAGCAATATTATATATGACGGTAAAAATAACGCAGATGATAATAATATAGATGATAACAGTGTAGATGATAATAATATCAAAGATGATAACGTTGATTCATTTGATAGTGGAAACGAATCAGATGTAGAATCTGAATCAAAAGGAAAAATGTTAAAAACGAATGCTTCAAATTATCCTTCTAAATTGATTTCAGAGGTAGATCCAGAAGTGAATGTGAATATGAATGTGAATGATAATGTTAATAAGAATGAGAATGAGAATGAGAATGAGAATGAGAATGAGAATGAGAATGAGAATGAGAATGAGAATGAGAATGAGAATGAGAATGAGAATGAGAATGAGAATGAGAATGAGAATGTAAATGTGAATGATATAATAAGCAATGTGATCAAAGTTCCTTCACAGTTGAACGCCACGAAAAAAAATGAACTTCAAAAGAGAATAAGAGAAAGTGTTGAAAAGTTTTCGAAATACGATAATACAAGTTCACCAAAAAAATCACCAATAAAATCATCAATAAAATCAAAAGATACATCTCTAAATGATCCTAAATTAGGAAACAAATATCAGTTAATAAAAAATGAAAATGATTTGAAAAAAAGCGCAAAAACTCCAGTTAAAAATGTTGATGAATATTCAAATTTAAGCAATCAAACTCTTCCTATTTATTAAAAACGTATAATTTTATTTTTAATTTTTAATTTTTCAATGAGTATTTTAATTTAATTTAATTTGATTTAATTTAAATGAGCATTTTTATTTAAAATAAAAAATATCTGAGGTGATATTATTAAGTGATGGAATTATTAAAAAATCCAATAATATCTGGAATATTAGCGGCGTTGGCAACTTACGGGTATATGTATTATAGATGGGAATCTAAAAATAAAAATAAGAACAAACCAATGGAAATAAACATATTGCATCCGATAATAGTAGGTTTAATAGTTGCTTTTATTTCTCATTTTTTAAACAAAAATAATTCGAATGTTCAAGTAAATTCACTCCAAGATAGCCTGAGAATAGGAGGAAAATATAATAATTCATATGGTAACTCAATAGAAGGAAAATATAAAAGTTTAAATATGACAGATAATTGTGCGGAAATAAGAAAAGGATTTTACATAGGAAACGATGGTAAAAAATATCCAAATTTAGATGTATTCATAGATATATTAGAGTTGTGAGCGCCCCAAAGACAATTAATAAATTTGGAAGTATTTATTAAATATATGACTATAAGGAACATATCTTATTTTAAAAACTCCCTTAAAATAAGGGAGTTTAAGTTTTCGCAAATGTGCGCGCATCCAGTAATAGTAATGATAGCGAAAAGAGGAAGTGGGAAGAGTATATTGTGCGCAGAAGTTTTAAAATATTTTGACGATTATCCAGTGGGAGCAATAATATCAGAAACAGATGAATTAGTTAGTTATTATAGCAGTTTTTTCCCGGACATATATATCCATCCAGACTATTCTCAAGTAACAGCCAGCGAAATTTTAGAGAGACAAAAAAAAATGAAGGAAAAAAGGAAAAAGAAAAATGAAAAAGGATACAAATTAGATATTCGATCATTTTTATTAATGGACGATTGTTTAGCCAATAATGCAGACTGGAAAAAAGATGTGAATATAAGAAAAATATTTATGAATGGTCGCCACTATGGGTTACTTTATATATTGACGATGCAGTATCCTTTGGGAATACATCCTGAATTAAGGGAAAATATAGATTATGTGTTTTTGTTGGCTTGTAATAAAACAGCGACGCAGAAAAAGATATATGATGCATATTGTGGAATATTCCCAACATTTGGTGCATTTTTAGAAGTTTTCCAAAAATTAACGGATAATTATGGATGTATGGTAATAGACTCGAGATCGAATAAAAATAACATCCAAGATGTTGTATTTTGGTTTAAAGCTAATAATAGATCGTGGTCAAAGAGGAATAAATTTGGTTGTAGACAATTTAGATACATTCATGATGATAATTATGATGATGATTGGTCGAGAAATAATAAAGATGATGGGATAGATAAAATAATTGGTAAAAAGTCAAAGAAAGGATTCCATGTTGAAAAAATAGACGCAGATTATTAATATTGTGTGATGAAATATTTATTAATTCTTTCTTGTTTTCTTCGATCATATTCTCTTGTTGTAAATATCCATGGAGAAGGTTGCGAGAACATATTTTCAAATATATCAGACGGATAAACAGGATATAATTGTTCATCTTCCAATGTTTTAGGAACGAATCGATAAATAATTTTTTCGTTGTTTTTTTTACTTTTTTCATATTGCCTAGCAATGTCAACAGATATGAATAATATTCCTAAAAAAATTAAAAAGACAACAATTACTTTATACATATAAAATAACAGAAGAAATTAATTATGAACTTTTTTAAAAAGGGTATCTACTTCTTTAATTTTTTTGTTTAACGCTTTTTTAGTGTCTTCTCCATTTGCATTAAGCATAGTTTCTTCTTTTTCCAATTCCATTTCATCTTTATAAATTTGTTCTTTATATTTTTTTAATTCTTCTTCTTGGACATCAATTTCATTTTGAACATAATTGACATTGTTATTTTCAGAATGGTTATTTTCATGATTGTTGTTTTCTGAATTATTATTGTTATTTTTATTTTTGGACTTTTTATTTTTAGGTTCATTGTTATTTAAATTTTCATTAGAGTTGGTATTTACTAAACCATTATTTTTCGAATCGTTTTCAGAATTTTTATACTTCGCGGCGTGTTTTTTTTGTAATCTTGCCTTGGCAAGATTAGCTCTTTGTTCATTACCTGCTGCTGTTCTTATCATATCTTCTTTTCTTTCTTCTTGCATTCTTTTTGCTTTTTCTTCATTTTTCATTTTTTCTTCCATAATTTTTTGAAGTTCTTTTTCATGATAATGTTGATCTTTTATAGAATTAGGGTCAGGATTTAATGGGCACCATTTTCCAACTTCTCCAACATAAACGTCAAATAATGGATCTTCGTCTCTAATTATAACAGCCCTTTCTTCAGCTTCTTTTTTAGTATCATATGATCCACCGATTCTTATGGAACAAATATCTGTGTTTCTTGCACCTTTTGGAGATAAAATAGACAAACAATAATATTTTTGACCATGAACTTCTGAAAGAACTTTTAATCTATCAACATCAGTAACTTTTTTTTTATTATTAGAAAGTTCTTGATTTTTAATAATATTGCTGATGTTCATTTTGTTAAATTTGTTTATATAAAAAAATAAAAAAAATCAACGCACATATGTGATATAAATAAGGATTATAATAAATGAGTATTTAAAATTTGCAACGCTCTAAATAAATGAAGTTATAAAATAGAATCGTTTATACAAAATGAGATGGCACCAATAAAAGAAATTATAAATGATCTGTGATAATCGAGTTCTAAGTATTTACAAGTGATAAATATGGAAACAAACATGACCATATATTTAGTAAGTTTATGATAATTGCAAAAACTTTGGCAATTATTATTTTTATCTAAAAAATTCATATATATATTATAAACTTTTATAATATTTCCATTTTAATTTTTTGCAAATTTTTTTCCAAATAATATCTTGTTGTGCTAATTTATCTCTACTTTTTAACATTGGGAAAAACGATAATAAATTGTCCAACTCTAATAATTGAAAAAATTTGTGGAATACATATGAGTAGCTCAAAAAATTAATCCTAGTGTAAGGTTTATATTTTTCGAATGGCTTTTGAATTTTTTTAAACATAATTTTAAGTTTTTCTTCAATTTCTCTGCTAATTGCAGGTGGAGGCTTTTTAGTCAATTGACTAACTATATGTGAAACATGTTCATAATATCGAGTGAGTTTAAGTTTTTTCAAAATAACTCTGACGTGAAAAAATCCGATATTTCTATAATTATGAATCTTACGTTTACTTAGTTCAAGTTTAATACTATCGTATACTTTTTTGCTAATTTTCGTTGATTCTTTAGCTTGGAACTGATATAATAATTCGTTAAAATGATTGATTCTTTTATATGGATATCCCGAAGTAGTTTCATTAGATGAGTCTTTACAGTTTGGTTTTTCGCAATCCATAATAACATATTGCGTTTCTCCACATTTTTTACAAACATATAAATTTTCCAATCTATCATAAAAATTTTCAATATTGCAAGTTGAGCAATATTTATATCCTAAATACTGAATTTTTTTTTTTTTTATCGCGTCTCCACCATAAAAAGTTAGATACTTGTCATAAATTTGCTCGGTGTCATAATTGGAACCTCCTCCGTCGGGTAAACAAAAACATTCTACGTTATTTGCATTATTGGCGAAGTCTTTGTTTTTTTCAGGACATCCAAGAGACTCAAGAATATTTTTATTATAATATTTTCTATTAACTTTTCTTTTTCTGGTAGGTTTTTTAGGTTTAACATTTAATTTTGTCCTTTTATGTATTTCGTCAAGCTGACTAATATTATCGTTGTCATCTAAATTTATTTTAGCGATAAGTTCAGGATGCTCCTTATAGAGATCAATATTGTCTTTGTTTGTGAGTTCGTAATAATTCATAACCATATTGTTTGTTTTTCCAAAATATTCAAGTTCATCATACCCCCCCTCTATGTTGTCAATTCTCATATTTAAATTTGCGATTTCTTTTTTAATTTTAGATTTTTCGATGACATGATCAGTGGTGTAATCATTAAAACAGATTTCATTAAGTTTTCCTAATTCTTTTTTTTTTTTATCTAAAATAGAATGAAGTTTATTTAAATTGCATCTGTCATTATAGAAATTTTTAACTTTTTCTTTGTGTAAAAGGTCCATAGTTTTCATACTAGGGATATCTTTAGTTTTAGAGTTTTTTGTTTTAAAATCGCTCATATTTAGTAAAAAAAAAGTAAAAATGTAAATAAGTTTTTATATTTCTTAAACTTTAAGCAGAAATATCCAATTAAAAAAACTAGATACTTTTAAAGTTTAAAAAACTTCTTATATAATGATTTAGAAAAAAATATTTAAGTGCGTTTAATCGTAAAATAAATTATATAGTAAACAGGATAACTAAAAAAATAATAAAATAAAAATAAGTAAAATGAGCAAAAATAATAAAATTAAATAATTAATTATTATTACCACCTTCTCTTCTAAAAAACACATTTTGTGATAAATAAATTATCTCAAAGACAATGTTTAAAACTAATTTGAAGTTTGCTTTTTCAAGAATAAAAACTCCTCCGAAAATGTTGTTAAATTAATTATAATTGGTTTATTATAATAAGAATGACTGGCGGATTAATGCAACTTGTATCATATGGTGCACAAGATATTTATTTAACTGGAAATGCTCAAATAACATTTTTCAAGGCATTATATCGCCGTTACACAAATTTTTCGATGGAAACTGTGGAAAATGTATTTACAGGTGAAGTTGAATTTGGGAGGAAATTAACTTGCAAAATAACAAAAAGTGGAGATTTAATATCAAAAATGTATCTTCGCATAACATTAAATGAAGTTGATCCAGGTGGATCAAAATTTGCATGGACAAAAAAATTAGGACACGCGATAGTTAAAATGTCAGAGATAGAGATAGGAGGATCGATAATAGATACTCAATATGGAGTATGGTTAGACATATGGTACGAATTATCGAGAGAAGGAGACCATGAAAAAGGATATTCAGAAATGATAGGAAATGTGGAGGAAATGACAGGATACAATGAAAACGTAAAAGAAGAAACGGTTATATATATACCTTTAAAATTCTGGTTTAACAAGCACATTGGTTTATCAATACCATTAATAGCTCTTCAATATCATGAAGTGAATGTAAGGATACTATTTGAGAATTTAAATAGATTGATAGTTTCAGATTGCAATTTTGATATAACACAAGTTACAATGAAAGACGCAACTTTGTTAGTAAATTATATATATTTAGATACTAAAGAGAGAAGGCGATTTGCGATAGTTGGACATGAATATTTAATAGAGCAAGTTCAATTTAATGGGTTAGAAACATTGACATCTGATGATAAAAAATATCAATTAGATTATAATCATCCAACAAAAGAAATAATATGGGCGAACGTGAATGGAAATTATATAACTGGAGAAGAATTTATATATTACACACATGAAGACATTTGGAAACCGGAAGAAGCCGCAAAATGGATATTGGAAAATAGTATATCAATAGGGATAGATCCTACAAACATAGTAGGGGGTAATTGGATAACTGTTTCATCGAACACTTTTACGACAATCGGAAATATAAACGTAAGAAATGCAAATGTGAACGACGTGTATGTAAATGGAGAAAGTTTAAAAGTTGGGAATTATGGGATAACAGAAAAAATCAAAGCGGACGTAATAATAAATTCAGATTCAACTTTAACTTTGGAGGAAGTGGAAACGACAATAACTGTGAGAGATTTGAGCATACCAAAAAGATTAATGACAGATACGAGATTTAACACATGTGACCCTCGAGTGAATATATTTGGAAATTATGGTTTATTGATAGATGGTTCAATAAATCCAGTGAGAGATGGATTGATAGAGTTAAATGGCCACGAGAGATTTAAGAGAAGAGAAGGTTATTATTTTAACTATGTTCAACCAGAAACATATCATCGTAACACTCCAGCAGACGGGATAAATGTGTATTCATTTTCATTATATCCATCAGAACATCAGCCATCAGGGACATCAAATTTATCAAGAATAGAGTCAACAACTTTAATATTGACTTTTGATGATTTAACTTTATCGGATGGTTTGGTAAATATAAATTTTTATAATGAATTTAACGAGTTTTATATATTTGGTTTATCATATAATATATTGAGAATAATGAGTGGATTAGCTGGCTTAGCCTACACACTTGCATAATAAATGTTTTAAACGCACATGTGTAAAAAATATGAAAGATTGAAAAAAACAATAATTAAATTGGATGATATACTTTATGTAAAAAATATAATATAAAATCTTAGAATAAGATATAGGAATTAATTGCGAAAATAAATTTTTTTATTATGATATAGTATAATTAACTAAATAAAAAATAATGGCAGGAGGTTTAATGCAACTAGTTGCCTATGGCGCCCAAGACGTTTATTTGACAGGAAATGCACAGATTACATTTTTCAAAGTGGTATATCGAAGACATACTAATTTTTCAATGGAGACAGTTGCCCATTCATTGAACGGACAATCAAACTTTGGAAGAAAATCATCGGTATTGATCACACGTAATGGAGATTTGGTGACAAAAATGTATTTGATGGTTCAATTAGAAAAAATAACTATGGCAACAGAAGGATCAAAAGCAGGATGGATTAGGCGTGTAGGTCATAGTTTATTGAAGAACACAGAAGTCGACATTGGAGGTTCCAAAATTGATAAACAATACGGGACATGGTTGGATATTTGGTATGAGTTGTCCCGTGAGTCAGGAGACATAGAGAGAGGATACAACAAGATGATAGGTGATGTTCCAGAATTGACTACTTATGATGGAAACGATAAAAGAGAATATACTTTATATATTCCTCTTAAATTTTGGTTTAATCGTCATGTAGGTTTGGCCCTTCCATTGATCAGTCTTCAATATCATGAAGTGAGAATTTATTTTGAATTCGAAGAAGCAACTAAGATGGTTGTTGCAAACAAGACTTTTAAGGAAAGCAGTGATGCAAAATGTGTAGCAATGAAAGACGCAACTTTATTGGTAGATTATATTTACTTAGATTCAGAAGAAAGAAGACGTTTTGCTCAAGTTGGACACGAATATTTGATTGAACAATTGCAATTTACAGGAGAGGAATCAGCTCAAACGTTGACCCACAAATATAATTTGAACTTCAACCACCCAACCAAGGAATTGATTTGGGCAGTGAGAAATGGAAATTATTGCAACAATAAGCAATTTTTATGTTACACTCATAAGGATGATTGGTGTGAGAGTGGCGATAGTGGAGTGTTGCATCGATGTGGTGAGCAAATTTTGAGAGATTCTATTTGCTTATTGTCAGCAGAAGTAGATGCTCAAGATCCATCTGGTTCACCATGCACAGTGTTAGAAGGAGAGAACAAACCAACAAATGGTTCTTGGGAAGAATTTTGTCCCGGAACAGAAGGGACAAGTAATAATGGAAAAGTGAACGTTAAAAACATGAGTCCAGATAAGGCTCTTTGGTTGAACACAGATTCCCTTAAATTTGGAGCTTACAGTTTAACCGATAAAATCGAAGCAGATGTAGTGGTAGATGAATTAAACAATGTGAGAGTGACCAATTTGTCAACAAGTTTAACAGTTCGTGATTTGAGTATTCCAGTTGAATGTTTAGATGACACAAGATGCACAAGCGATGATGTATGTGTCAACATTTTCAGCAATTATGGAGTGTTGATTGATGGAACAGGAAACCCAGTGCAATATGGAATTATCCAATTAAATGGTTTAGATAGATTTGACAGACGTGAGGGTAATTATTTTAATTATGTCCAAACTTATCAACATCACACAAATACACCTAAAGATGGTATCAATGTGTACTCATTTGCTCTTATCCCTGAACAACATCAACCATCAGGATCCGCCAATTTGTCCAGAATTGACAGAACTCAACTTAACATATGGTTCTGGGACCCAACTTATGTTGATGGATTACCTAAATTGAACTTTATTTTCAACACATTGAATTTGATGTTCATCTATGCTCACTCATACAATGTTCTACGTATAATGAGCGGAATGGGCGGATTGGCCTATAGTAGTTAAGGTTGTTAATTAAACGTTGGGATGGGTATTTATATATATATAGTTTTTAAATTTTGAAAAATTGAAATCTTGTGGAAACACAATTTAAAATTGTGTTTTCACGATTACATCATTTTGAAGTTCCATCTTCGATTGAACTTCAAAAAATTGAAGTTCAAAATGTATTTTTTATTTTCTAAAATAGCAGTATTACTACTACATATGGCCACTTTTTCTTTTGAAAAAACCCCTTTTTCTTTTGACATCAAAAAGATGATAATCGCCTCGGAACGCACACAATTGGGCATTCGAGAACCACTATTGATAGATCAATATCGGAAAAAATATGGAATAAGCAAGAAAACGATTTGCTTAAAAATCAGCGAAAACAATTTAAAAGTCATTAAAGATAGCATCGAGACAAGGTTGAAGAACAAAATGTTTATGAATGTTGATGAGAACGACATTAAATATCGCATGTTATATTTTTTTGATAATGATGGAAACGTGGTTTATCTTCATAATTTATTATATGGAGAAGATTGCAAAACCATTGCTTTTTTGGATAATGATCCGCTGAATTATTTTGAAAAAAATATTAATAAAAATGACATATCCGATGAAAAAATTGAGAAAAAGATAGCAGAAAGTGCAAAATCTAAAGTTGAAGATACGGTAATCAAAGTACGGAATAATCAGGATAATTTTAAAACGGAGAATGGTGAACAAATTGAAATGAAGTTATTAGAAAAATATCCAGATCTTGAAATTATTAAATATGCAGGAGAACTTGATTCGAAATTAGATCATCAGAAAGATTTTAATTTAGTGTGGAAAATAAAATGGAAAAATCATAAAAAATACAGCATGATGATGCATATTGATAAGTCTAATTTTGTAAATTTAGATATTGCGAGTATGACAAAAGTTATGATATACCCAAATCAAATTAATATACAAGCCGTTCCAAAATGGGAAATTGATAAAAATGGTGACATTTATTGTGTTAATGTGCTCAATAATAACAATAAATTATTGTTAAAGGATAGATTAATGGATAATTATAAAGAGTGGTTTAATATTACATTTTGTGATGGTCAAAAATCAAATATGAGAATGACAAATTTAAAACCCATTAATAATGAAAAATATTACCATGATAATAATTTAAAAATAATAAAAGAATTCGAAGGATTCTTCAATCAAAGGAAAGTAAAAACGAATGACTTTAGACTTTTGAAAGATATTGATAAAAATGAAGAATTTTATGAAATTGACACAAATAATGGGAAATCCTTTTTTGTTGATAAAGATTCTCTCAATAAAATAAAAACTGTAGAAATAGATGATATAACTTTCGATGCTTCTTGGTATCAACAGAAAGCCACTGGTTATTTTGTATGCACAGTGCCAATAAAATATCACAGGGAGCTGGGTGAACACTTGAGTTTACATGGTTATCTCGCAAATTTCTTCAACAGAGGAAAAGGAAAAAGTAATATAAATAAGTTCGGGAAAAGTGTTGATCACATTAATAGAAAAAAGTTTGATAATAGAACGAGTAATTTAAAAATTAAAACTCAAAGTGAGCAAAATACAAATATGGATAAAAAGAAGAGGAAAGAAAATGCAAAACCATTTCCTCGTGATTTAAATTTAGATCTGTTTGGTTTAGATAATGTTCCGATATTCGTAGAATTTTCATCAGAGCCACGCAAAAATAATTCCAAAATAAAAGAACCAATAGAGTATTTTAAAATAAGCAGTAATCACCCAAAGTTAAAGAGTGATTGGAAATCAACAAAAGAACATTCAATTTCCAGCAATGAAAAATTAAGGCAAGTTCTCGAAAAACTTGAATCTTTAGAAAACGAAGAGTTATTATCACAATGCGAAAAAAATAAATTTCCAAATCGAGTTCAAAGAATGGGAAAGAAAGATTTAATGGGTTTTACCTATCAACACTATTTAATTGAGGTTATAAAAGAATACGATCTTCAAAAAATAAAAAATGAAAAAGGAAAAATAGTAACGGTTACGCAAGATGAAATCGAGGAGAATTGTGAAGAATACGGGTCTGATGAAGAAAATATTGGTGAGCAGAATAATAATTTATCGAATGATGACAAAAATATAAATATAAAAATTAGAGATAAAACGAGAAAATTTACACTTAGGAGAGGATTAACAGTTAGAGAAAATTATAATATTTTTAAAGAAATAATCCAAAAAGAATTCAATTATAATTTGCCAGATTTACATCCAGAAGGTGAATTCGACGAGATTCGCAGATAAAAAATTGAAAAGCCGCTAAATCCATTTATGGACTTAGGGCTTAACAAGATTTTACCCTTAAGAAATTGAAATAATTATTATTTATACAAATTTTTTAATTAAATATTATTTTATGATAAAATGGATGAAGCATCGACAATATTCAGCATTTTAAATGAAGATATATTATTTTTAATTTTTGATCGTTCTAGTTGTAGAGAATAAAATATTTAAAAAAAAACCAGTTTGCAGTTTAATGAGATATGTGTCAAGTACTATTATAGAAACAAAATTGTTAATTATCAAGAGATCCCTAAATTAAATCATCATCTTATTAAAAAAATATCTGGAGTAAGCAAAATAAAATATATAAAAACTTTTGTAAATTTGGAACACCTAAAATTAGAAAAATTGAAGAATGGTCTTGTTCACACTAACTATTTTCCGCATCTTAAAATATTGGAAATTGAATGTAAACCTAAAATATCAATAAAGCAAATTAAAAATTTTAAATATTTGGAAGAAATAGTGTTTATTAGCAATTGTAAAATTGATTTACGCCCTTTGACACAACTCAAATATTTAAATAAAGTTAAATTTTGCAATGATGCAACTTTAAATAAAAATGATGTTTTGTCATTGATCAATATTAGTAATTTAACGTGTGTCGGTGACTTCAAAATTGCAGAAAATTATTTGAATTTTTTAACAAAGTTAGAAGTCTTAAATATGAAAAAATCAATTGGAACAATACATATTAACAATTTGAAGAATCTTATTGTGTTAAAAATGTATTTTTTAAAGAAGGAGCTACTTGGAGTTAAAGATAAATTGCGCAAAATGAGCATCAGTAATCTTCAAGACTTAGGTGATGTGTATTTACCCTCTTTGCAAAGTTTAACTGTTAAAAGATGGTGTGATAATTTAAAAATAATAAATAAACAACCAAATTTAACAGAATTAAAAATAAAATACTTTATAAATGAAGACACATTTTCTGGAGTGAATCTTCAAAAATTGACATCACTTAAGTTTAAATGTGGAAATATATATCCTAAATTTTTAGAAAATTTATATAATTTAAGAATATTGCATTTATATGATTATGATGATGATCTAGAATGCATAAAAAAACTGAAATTATTGGAAGAATTGGTCATCACTGGATTTTTAAATGAAGAAATTGATATTTTGTCTAAGCTTAATAATTTAAAAAAAGTTAAATTTCGGAATGATTTTTCCAAAAGTCTCCTACCTTTGTCAAGTTTACATAAATTAGAAGAGGTCAATTTAGGAGCCTTACATAATTGTGATTTAACGCCTATAGAATCTCTGAAGAATTTAAAAATAATAACAATTGTGAAAAAAGAAAGAATTATTTTTAATAAAGATAAAGTCGAGGTACGATTTATAGATGATGATGTACAAAAATATTATGACACAACTAGAATTTTAACTAAGATAAAAAATAAATATGGAGCAACGATAATAAAAAGAAAAAATAGTGATACAGGAAAATATGAAGTTGTGAGACGATACATTTATAACGGTTTTAATCCGGATACTGATTTTTCTGGAAAAAGTCTCGATTCTTGGAATGGAGACTTGAGTTCAAACTCAAGTTATTATTCAGACAGTGATAATGATGGTAACAATTATGATGTTGATGATGAAACTGAAACTGAAGATGACGATCAAGATTTCACTGAAGAATCAGATTAATAAAAATATCAAGTTTTTAGACAAATGTAATTTTTGAATGGAGAATTTATGTGGATAAAATATAATTATTTTTTTTTATTTCCAATGCAATTGCAAAAGTTAAAAAATTTAACAAAACAATTATCATCATCACTGAAATCGTTCAAGGATAAAGTGTCGCTTTCGTCACTGTAAATGACATTTTGGTGTTCACAATCATGATTAATATTAATATCTTTTTGAGAACCATCTAACCCACGCAACGAAGACGTCTGGTAATTTTCGATGGACGAATGTATTGATTTATCATCATGGCAAAATAATTGATTATCTATATTGAAACCATTATCAGTATCATTATTAAAGTGAAATTTAGTGGAATCGCAATTTTTTTTTAAATTATTAGTCATTATGTATTTTTTTAGAGCACAAAAGCTATATCTTTTAACAAATAAAAAATTTTAAACATTTTTGCTTATAAATTAAAAGTAAACCTCCACAATATAAAAATAATATAAAATTTTTTAAGGTTCCTTAAATCAAGTTCCATCCATCCATAAAAACATGTTTGTTTTAATTTGTCGATGATAGTGCAGTTTTACTTATGACATAAATGACATCATTATTATCTCCAAGTCTATTAGTTGATGATAAAAATCTCAAACTTTCATAAACTTCATTTCTCAATTCCAAAATATTATTAGTGAGTGTTTGAGCTTCAGTGGTATTTAATAAATTATTTAAATTATCATTTGCGGAAATATTATTTTTATTGACAATAATTTGAGTTTCAAGATTAGATCTTAATGTTTTAATATGGCTGACTTTATCTTCAACAATGGTTGAGTTAGCATCAATAAAAGTTTGTAAACTGTCAACATATGGTTGATCAGCATTAGATAAATATTGTGCGACCATTTGTTCTTCTTGTAATTCTTTGTCCAATCTATTAATTGCAGCGTCAAAATAGTTTGAAGATTCTTCGTACAGTGATTTAGCGTAAATTAAATTAACACCTTGATTATCAGTGACGGTTGGACCAGTTGGTGTGAAATCGCTAATTGGTGTTGAAGTCAAATGCGCATCTTTAACACCATCTTTAACTACAGGAGTGTACCATTGTAAATTATCATTTGCGAAAAATCTAATATCACAATCAACAGATTCAATGTATGACTTAATATTTTTAGTGTCAAAATATTCCCATTGAGCATTATCAGTATCGCGGATCCAAATTAACGATGATGTACCAATGTTAGACAATCCTTTAATGGCTAATACTTTAAATGTACCATTGTTCAAAGAAATGACAGTTTCAAATAAGTGTAGATAATCATTATCACATAACCATTGCTTAAATTGATGTCCAATATAAACCATTCCCAAACAGGAAACATTTGAATATCCTAAAAATCTATATTGAGAACCTTCCTTTAAAACATATCCAGTTGATGGGTTACTATTTCTTATAATACAATGACACACATGTGTATCAGTGCTTTTTGCTTGAAAAGTCAAGGTAGGTTCGTTATTGTCAACATTTAATAATACAAAATCATGAAACGTTGTTGAAAAACTTTCAAAGTAACTGGCATCATAGACTTGATCAAAAACTAAATTGACAGGTTCAGTTGTTCGAGTAGCACCTGTAGAACCAGCAGGTTCAGCAACTGTACCATATTGAATGCCTAAGTGATTTTCAAAGTCAGAATTAAACCAAGATTGAGGCCCATTGTATAATTTAACTCTTAAATTACTAATGGAGTTTAAATAATCATCAAGAGACGATAAATCTAATTGAGTCCATGGAACAGTTGTGTGTGGATAGGTATTATTGTGTTCAGTGATATATTCGTATTTATGAACAGTAGGATCGTAAGAGTTAGGATTGGAAAAAACAATTAAATCAGAATAGTTATTATTGTTGCCATTGACCAGTGGTATTGAAAGACCAGTGAAATGGTGATAATGATTTAGATTAAGCCAATTTCTAAATGCTTGATCATAGTAAGCCATAGCAAGAGTAGCGACATTGGTGTAAGTGATTAATCTAAATTGACCATCTTCTGGAATGACATATCCAGAATTCCAATCAGGAACCTTTCCAACTTTAATCCATGTGTTTGTTCCAGCAGGCTGGAAATGAACAACAGGAAGTTCGTTTTCAACAGTGAAATATAAAAAATCATGTAAAGTGTTAGTGAAATCACTAAAAGTAGATTGAGGATGTAATTGACCAATAGTAGGATAGCTCATTAAATTTAAGTTTTAATTATAATAATGGAATAGAAAAAAATATTATATTGCAAAATATAATTAAGAACAGTTTATAGAATAATTTTTATTTTATTTATTATTTATAAATGGCAGGTGGATTATTACAACTGCAAGAATATGGATATGAGGATGTATATTTAACAAATAATCCTCAAATAACATTTTTTAAATTAGTTTATCGAAAATATACGAACTTTTCAATGGAGTTATTTAGTTTATCAGCTTCAAGTCAGCCAACATTTGGGCAAAAATTTAACATACCAATATTTAGATTGGGAGATTTAATAACAAGCATGCATTTAAGGATAATAATAGATGAAGTTGTTTTGCTGAATGGGATGAAATTTTCATGGGTGCAAAGACTGGGGCACGCAATGATAAATAATGTAAGTTTAACGATAGGTGGAATAAAAATAGATTCTCAATATTCCAAATGGCTAGACATATGGTATTCTTTAACAAGAAGTCAAAAACATGATCGTGGATACGACAAAATGTTAGGAGATGTACCAGAATTAACAAATTATAATGGTGATGATAAGAAAAGATACACTTTATTTGTGCCTTTAAAATTTTGGTTTAATCGTCATGTTGGTTTAGCCCTTCCAATGATAAGTATTCATTATCATGATGTCCGTGTGTCTTGTGAACTAAATTCAATAGATCATTTGATAGTGGCAAATGACGGATTTATGAAAAACTATGATTTGTCAAATTTAAAAGTGTTGGATGTGGAGTTAATAACAACATTCATTCATTTAGACATAAGAGAGCGAAGATTATTTGCAAGCGCGGGTCATGATTATTTAATAGAGCAAATTCAGTCAAACATGGAGAACGACTTTAGAATGGAAAATCCATCCCGAACTTACAAATTGAATTTCAATTATCAAGTGAAGGAACTAGTGTGGTCAATGTCAAATAATTCGTATAATAGGAGTAAAAAATTTTTATGTTATGTTAATTCGTATGATCCAAAAGTTTGGAATGATGAAATAAAAAAAAAATCAAAAGAATTATTATTGGAGAGTTCATTATTGTTGGATGCGAGTGTGAGCGACGTGGATGAGAACAACAATGTAATAGAAATAATACCAGGAGAGACCCCAAATGTATTGGAAAATTCCGAATGGGAAGAATTTAGACCAAATAATGTAAATTTAATTTCAAGCAACAAAAAAATAACAGTGAATAATTACACTCAAGATAAATCTTTTTTTATAAATTTTAATTCAATATCGATCAATAATACATCTCTCATAAAAAAAATAAATGCAACGATAAATATAAGTGAAAATGAAAAAGTAACAGTTAAATTATTATCAACCGATATAGATAATTTTGATATAAGTATACCATTAGAGCACTACACCGATACCCGAATTAAAAAAGACGACCCAATGGTAAATCAATTCGGGAACTATTCTTTATTAATAACGAATGAATTAAATTATATATCAGATTGCTCAATAAAATATAATAATGATTACAGAGTAGACAAAAGAAACTATAATTTTTTTTCAAAATATCAACCATATTATCATCATTCGAGTTCTCCAAAAAAAGGGATATTATTATATTCTTTCAGTCTAAAACCAGAAGAATTACAACCATCGGGAACATCAAATTTTTCAGTAATAAATGACGTATTTTTAACCATTCACTCAAATAAGAAATTAAAAAATTTTCTTAAGTTACAATTTTTAGGATCAAATGATCCGAATGTAAATTTAATGAATAATATAAATGAAGGTAATAACGATTTAGACGTTAACATATTTGCAGTGGGGTACAATATATTAAGAATATTATCAGGATTAACACATTTAGTCTACAACATTTAGCACATTTAATTTATTAAATATTTTTAATTTTTTTATTAATGTTTACGTAACCATAAGAATAAACAATATCATAAAAATTGTTTAATAATTTATGACCATGGTCATTTAGTTCACCATTAATAGAGCAAGAATAATAAATATCTGGATGAGCGTTTTTTATAAATTCAACGTGTTCTTTAGCCATATTTAATTTATCTGAGGTTGAAACATTTTTAGAACTGGTAGTTTTCCAAATGTCAGTTCCAGGAATGGAAACAACAAAACGATCACCATGATACCCATTTTTTTTCATATACCATACATATGTTGGAATAGAATCAACATCACTTACATTGGAAATATTAATGGTTCTTTTTTTTTTCTTAAGATTTTTATTGATTTTTTTGCAAGCAGTGTCATAAATTAAATTTTCTTTTCTATTATCTAAATTAATCCTGTTAATGTGAATAATGGGCTTATCAAGAGACTCATCACCATATTTATTGTTCATAATAAGTTCATGTATAGGGACATCTTTGGATGATCCGTTATAAGAATGTTCACAGTATACTGTTCCATATTTACCAATTTTCCAAATTTTGTTGAATGATTTTACAAGATAAAAATCATCCTTATCGAGTAAAACAGGAAAATATTCTCCTTTATGATCCACTCCCATAATTTTGTATGTGTGTTTTAAGTTCCTCATATATAATAAATTAAACTCACAAATTATAATAGAGACAAAAAAAGAATTATAAATTGAAGGGTCCCTCTCCTAAAAAGGTTAGCGAAGCACAGAGTAGAATAAGGGTGTAATATTGTTAAAATCAATCATATTATTTAACTTTAAAAAAAAACATCGATAATGTAATAGTTTATCAATAGTTTATAATTTGTTTATCTGGCATTTTTAACTTACGGAGATCTAACCTTTTTAGATTATTAATGATTATTTAATTAAAATGTTTCTATCGTCTATTGAGCATAAGATATTAAAACGCTAAAAATTGAAAAAAAAAATCAAATAAGGAAAAAATACCATAATATAAAATAAGAATATAGTATTCATGAATAAAAGTGATATATATTTTCAAGCATTTAATTGGGGAGCATGCGATGAAATTATTGAAAATTATGACGACAAAACCGCACCTAGCAGTTTTAAATACGTAATAAAATGTTTTGGAAGAACCACAGATAATAAAAGTATTTATGTAAAAATAGAAAATTATCAGCCATTTTTTTTCATCAGAATGCCGATAGGTTCAAATCCTCAAAGAATAATGGATTTAATAAAAAGAGGAGTATATTATAAATATAGTCAGGGATTTAAAAAATTTTTAGTCACTGAGAAATGCAGTTTTGATGAGTTTACTAATTATTCCAAATTCCGATTTATGAAAATATTTTTTGACAGTTTGTATGCTTATAAAGGATTTAAATGGTATATACAAGAGAAGACAAACTACGAGTTATACGAATGCGATGGTCCAAATGTACCTTTATTGAGATTTGCTCATTTAAGAAAAATAGAAATGTCTGGAATTATAAAATTAAATAAGAATGATTTAAAAATAATGAAATTTGAAGAATCTCATGATGAAATAAATTTGCAAATAGAGTGGAATAAAGTGAATCCGTGTAGTGACGAAGAAATATTAAATTTACCAAGCATTAAATTTACAGTCGCATCATTTGATTTGGAAACAATAAGTGGTGATGAAAATTTTCCACAAGCTGATAGGATAACAGATAAAATAGTATCAATAGGGACGACGTTTCATAAAACAGGTGAAACAGAATGTTATTATCGTTCAATTATAACATTGGGTTCATGCAAAAAAATAAATGGCGTAGATTTAGTAACAACTTGTGATACAGAAGGCGAATTGTTGTTAAAATGGAGAGATTTAATAGTAAAAATGAACCCAGACGTATTAACCGGATATAATATATTTTTGTTTGATATACCTTACTTAAATACGAGGGCAAAAAAAATGGGAGTTTATGATGAATTTATGAAAATAGGGAAATTGAAAAATAAGCGTGTATTTTATAAAGATGATATGATTGAATCTAAGGCAATGGGACCGAATAAAATGTGCTATTATGATGAAATTTATAGAACTCAAATTGACATGATGAAAATAATACAGACAGATTATAAATTACCGTCATATAAATTGGACGATGTATCGTCAGATTTTATAAGGGAAAAAATAATTAAAGTGGAAAATAATGATGGCAAAACGAAAATATATTCGAAAGAAACATTTGGAATGAAAAGTGGTAAATTTGTAAAATTGTTATATTTTGATGGCATATTAGACAGGGCTTATAATGATGATAGTTCTAAAAAATATAAAGTGACTTCAGTGAATGATGGATCAATAGAAATAGATGAAAAATTAGATGCGGAAAAAATGAACCATTTAATAAATGAGAAAAAAATAGATCACATTTGGTGTCAAGCGAAAGATGATTTCGATGCCAAAGACACTACAGAATATTATCAAAAGGATATTGAACACCGAACAATATTGGCAAAATATTGCGTTCAAGATTGTGAACTGGCAAATCAACTGATGATAAAATTGCAAACGATTGGTAAATTACAAGGAATGTCAAATGTTTGCTCAGTTCCATTATCATTCAATATTCATAGAGGTTTAGGAATAAGAATTTACAGCTTACAATTAAGATTTTGCAAGGAATATGATCACTTAATACCTTTGGCAAAAAAAAATAAAACTGATTTCAAAGTAGCTCCAAAAGTGACTCCCAAGGCATCTCCGAAAAAAAAAAGTAATGGGTTAATTAGAACGCAGTTTGAAGAAGATGAAAATTTAGAAAAGCCAGAGTTAGTAAACAATCCGGTAAATGAACTATGTACATATGAGGGTGCGATAGTATTAGAACCAGAAAAAGGAATTTATCATGTTCCAATACCCGTTTTAGATTTTGAAAGTTTATACCCTATGTCAATGTGCGAGATGCGTTTATCTCCAGATAGATTGGTAAAGAATTTAAAATATATGAATTTACCAGGATATCGTTATGAAAAAGTTTATACAAATGTTGAAAAAAATGAGTATCATGTTTTTGCAATAGAAAAAGATCCGTCTCAAGGGCCAGGAATAGTTCCAAATATGTTAGAATATTTATTGACAAAAAGAAGGAGCAAAAAAAAATTAATGTCAAAAGAAAAAGATCCGTTTAAGCGTTCAATATTGGACGGATTACAGTTAGCTTATAAAGTTGTGGCAAATTCTGTATATGGTCAATTTGGAGCATCTGTGAGTTCTGTTCCTTGTCGCGAAGTAGCTGCGAGCACAACAGCAGTGGGTCGAGATAGATTGTTAATGGCAAAGAAATTTGTCGAGAAAGTGTTTCCAAAACTTGTTAAGCCAGTGTTAAAAGGTGATTATGAAAAATTTAAAAAAAGAATAAATATATTATTTAAAAAACAAACATGTTGCGAAGTTGAAATGTTTGTTGGAACAAATGTGAGTGATAGTAAATTTGTCAATTATAACGAATGTGTGAACGATATAAATGATTTTTCAAAATATGCGTATGATAAATTAACCGATTATTTAGACGGATTAACATTCTGCCCCAAATGTATCTATGGAGATACAGATAGTATATTTGTAGATTTTAGAATGAGATCAAAGATAACAAATAAAATTGTAAAAAATAAGCACATATTAGATATGGCAATAAAATTAGGGATGATGTGTAGTGAAATAATAAATATAATATTACCTTCTCCTCATAATTTGGAATATGAAAAAACATTTTACCCGTTTATAATTTTACAAAAAAAAAAATATGTAGGTAACAAATATGACTTTACACCAGATAAATGTAATCTAGTGTACATGGGAATAGAATTAAAGAGGAGAGATAATTCCCCAATTGTTAAATTATTTCTGGCTGGTATGTTAGACCAAATTATAAATAAAAAAAGCAATAAAGGTGCAATAGATTATGTCATTGATATGATAAAGAAAATGATGAATAATCAATTTCCAATAGAATTCTTCATCATTACAAAAAAATACAAAGGAAATTATAAATCAGAACCGGCTCATGTAACACTGGCAAAAAGAATAGAAAACAGAGATCCAGGAAGCGCATATAAGCTAAATGATAGAATAAAATTCGTATATATTGTAAATACTAAAGCTAAGAAAGGATGTAAACAGGGAGATATTATAGAAGACCCTCGATATATAATTGAAAACAAATTAAAAATAGACTATGGATTCTATTTAGAAAAACAAATAATGAAACCATGTTGTCGATTTTTAGGATATGTAACTTCAAAAGATGAAGATCCAGAAGAAAAATTATTTGGACATTATATAAGAATGAATAATATGATAAAAAATGGAAAAAGACCCATTACAAGTTATGATATGTTTAATAATGAAAATGTTAAAAACGAATGCAATCCATTTAATTAATTAATTGTCCACATAAGTTATTTATTTAATATCTTCTTTTTGTCATTGGTTTTCTATAATTATTTTTATTTTCAAATGCGGATGCCTCGCTGTCATAAAATGGGATAAGTCTAGGATAAGCAGCTGATTCTGAAGTTGCTGAAAATTGATTTATTTTACCAACAGTGCTAGAATCAGAATCAATAGATTCAAAATTGACTTTTGCAGGGTCAGAATATGAATTTTCATTCATATCTTCACTGTCATTGTTATTTTCTTGATCACTGTCGTTATCATCGCTCGCGTCTTTATCGTTACTTTTAGTATCGTCAGATGAGTCAAAATTATCGGCTGTTTTAAAATATTTTTCACTTGTTTCATTATCTTCATCTTCGTCATCATCGTTGCTTTTATTCCTTTCATTGCTATCATTGCTATCATTGCTTTCATTGCTTTCATTGCTTTCATTGCTATCATCGCTTTCGTCGCTTTCATCATTTTGATCATTTTGATCATTGTATCCTCCTTTTAACATTTTTTTATTAAATATGAACTCTGAAATGGGTGTGTCTCCCAATTCATTGACCATCATAATATCATTTTTTAAATATCCTCCGGTTTGATTATAGTGGTTTAAATTTCCTCCAGTTTGATAGGAATCGTTATTCATCGGGTATTTATGGTTATTCTCCGTGTTCATGTTGTTAGGGATATTATTCTTATTAAGTAATTTTTGAATAATATAATCTTTAAATTTAGAAGCGTCATCAATTTCTTTGTTAATATCACGAGTAACATTATTGTTATTATTAACTTGGTTTCCTCCCTCTAAATTGACACTGTGATTATCATTGTTAACATCGAGATTGTTAATTTCGTAATTATTATTTTCATCGTTAACAAAAGAATTTTCGGTTAGTTCATTGAATTTTAATGTATCACTTACGTCCGATAAAGGATCTTGTGTAATCGGATTTTTTCCATCAAATAAATTATTGACAACTTCATAGTTAACAGCGTAATTAGCAGTATTATTTCTTTTTGAATAATTCTTTGAAGATCCGTGACTTCTATCGTTATACCTATTATGTTTTTTTTTAGTTTGCGACTGTGATAAACCCATGACCAAATTATATGATAATATAAGAAAATAATTTAATTTATAGAAATCACTATTTTAAGAATAAATTTATTGATTCAAAAAATATTTTTCGGTAAAAAATGTATTTGCTAATTGTTAATTATAATGATAGTGTTGACTCTGGCAGTAGCTTTACTGCTGTTAATATTGGTGCTGGTAATAAATAAAAAAAAAGAAGTAGCATACGTCCGGTCATCTTTAGATGGAAATATTTATTTGGTAAGAGATTTGTCCGATAAAGAAGAGGCTGCGAATATGTTGGCGAAATTAAAAAAGAATGTTTTTAAATTATCAAAACATTTGGAAAATAATAAACGCAATCATGAAAAAATGTTACCATACATAAATCAATTATCTCAAAGAATAAAAGGCGTTAAAATAAGTGAGAGTACAAAAGATAGTATGTACACGAGTTATACAGTTGATAAAGGAGAAGAAATAATTTTTTGCTTAAGATCAAAGAAAAATAAAGATGAATTGCACGATATTAATTTAGTAATGTATGTTTGTATTCATGAACTTGCACATGTAGCGTGTCCAGAATATGGGCATACTCTTTTATTTAAAAAAATATTTGCTTTTTTTTGCGAAGAATCTTTAAAAATAGGAATTTATGAGAAAATGAAATTTTATGAAAATCCAGAAGAATATTGTGGCTTGAACATTACCGATTCGATAATTTAAAACCATGGCAGGCAAACGTCATTGTAAATAAATAAATTATTTTCATTTTTTATAATATAAAGGATGGATAAATTTTCTAAAAAGGAACCTGTTAAAATAATATTTAGATACAAAAATAATAATGGTGCGATACAGTATCACACATATATATATTTGGGAGAAATATCAAACGAAGTCAATAAAATATTAAATAAAATAAAAAATGAGGACCTTTTTCGATCACTCGACTTATTAAATGTGGGTGAAATAAAAACTTTGGAAGATAATTTTGGGGAAAATTGGTACAGTTATTTTTTTAACATTCATCACATAAGTTACACAATAGATGAAATAAAAAATAATCAAGGAAAATTAAAAAAATTAAAATCTAAATTGTCAATAAAATGGATAACTCAACACGTTGATGATTACAAATTAATAGAAGAAACTGTGTCAATAAATTATTATGACAAAATAAAAAAAGATCTGATTCGCAAAAATAAGCAACTATCAAAGGCTTATTTTGGATCAGAATCAGAGACAATGACTGATTTTAGAACATATAAAATGAATTTAATAAATAAAAGAGATATGGGTAAAGCAAAATTAAAATACGAAATGAATTATGCAGAAACTGATGAAATTTCGAAAAGTGGAGATGAATCAAAAGAAATGATAGAAAATTCTTTAAATAAAAATAAAATGGAAGGTGGGGACTATGATAGTGTTGATGCATTGGAAGATGATGTAGATGATGACGATTTTGATGAAGAAAAGGAAGATGAGAATAACACGAAAAATAGCGATGATGATGACGAGTTAGAGTTAGATCAAGAATTGGAAGATATTGATAAGTTATACGAAGAGTCAGATGCCCAAGTTGACAAAAATATAAAGAAAACAATGGAAATGATAAAAAAAGTAACAGATGATGAAAATATATTTAAAAGAGCAGAAAAATCAATTATAAATTTTAATAATGGAAAAGATGATTCAGTGTATGATGAAGAAATACATTTAAGTGTATCTAAAGATTATATAACATCTCAATATATAAAAAAAGACGATACGATTAAATTAATTAAGGACAAAATTTGCTCAACTATAAAAAATAATAAAAAATTTGGTGAAAATTCATACATACTGCCATCAAGACAATATTTATGGAGCGAATATTATTATAAAAATAATTTTGAAAAGATTATGATAGGGCAAAAATGGATAACGAAAAGTGACATGATAAAATTAGATGTGGAAACAAATAGAAATATAAAAGTTTATGAAAATTTAAGGGATAATTTAAGATTTTTAAAAGATATTTTAAAAAAATCAGGAGGGAGAATAAAAAGAGAAGATAACGAATATTATATATTGGACGAATATGAAGGATATTATGTTAACAATGAATTGTATATGTCAGACGTATATAATGAGTTTGGAATAGGATATTCTCCAGAGCCGGATGATTTAAAAAACGTAATAGATGTTTATTTGAGAATTTATTTTCCTAAATTAATAAGCGACACATACGACATAATAGATTATTTGAACGGTAAAACGCAAAATGAAGAAAAAAAAATGATAGATACATTTGACACAATACAAAATGATTTATTATTAGATAATGAAATCATAAAAAACGTAGAAGAAGCAATGTCGAAAAAAAAGTATAAGATGTATTCAGGCGAAAATTACATTACACAGTGTTTTATTCACGCAAATTTAATAAACAAATTTAGTTCAAAATTAGAAGCATCGTCAAAAATAGATTTATATAAAATTTGGGATAAGTTTAAAACAAGCGAAAAGTATCCATTTGTTCAATATCAGACAATTGATGGCAAAATATCTTATAAATATAATGAAATAGAACTGAAAAAAATAACGAATAATGATTCAAATTTAGATATATTAAAAAAATGGTTCGAAAATTCTCCATATGGGATAAATTTTAAAGTGAAAACATCAAATAATTTAGTGGGAGAAGATAATGATAACTATGAAATGAGCATGAGGTACACAGCAGTTAATTTATCAGAATCGGGGAGAATTGACTATAAGACCAATTGGAGAGAAGATGAGAAAGCAACATTTTCAGATGTGAATAGAAGTTATGTATTGGTGAAAAAGATAATAAAAAAAATAAATGATGAAAATGAAGATTACAATTTTAAAATACCAGATGATGACGATTTTAAGTACGCGTTCATTAACAGTATTCAAAAATTTGAGTTGCCGGATAAATTTACAATAAATCATAATGATTTATCCGATTTTGCCAGATATTTTTATCCATATGTAGCTGTTGTTATAGAACCTAGAAAAAGAGAATCAAAGGGACGTTTGTTAGAAGGAGACGAAAAAAAAGGGAAATATGGAACTTATTTAAGATATAAACTAATTTCAAACTATGAAAATTATGGAAAATTAGAACAAAGAATAATATATTTGATGAAAAATTATGATTACACTGAAAAAAAATTAATAGAACAAGTTAGCAAGGAATTTAATATTTCTGATAAAAATTCAAAAGAAAACATAGACAAAATTAAAGAAAAATTCCCAAAATTGAGAAAATCAAGAAAAATATTAAAAAAGATGGAAAACATTCCTAAAAATAGACCACCTGGAATAGATATAAATATTCAAGGAAGAACAAGGGATAAATATAAAATAAGAGTAACTGGTTCAAGAAGTAGAAAACAATTGAATGACATAAACGAATTTGTAAATGTTTTAATTTATTATTATATTGAAATTTATTTGTTAAAAAATAAAGAAAAACAAATAATGAGAGATACTTTAAAACAATTATCACATATTGCTAAAAGGAGGAATCGCGTTGAGGATGTTCAATTTCATAGTGATGAAAAAACAACAATGAGAGACATAACAAACAAAGATAAAAGAAGATTGGGTTTTACCCCAGGTGAAGGGGAAAATCATTGGTCAAGAATATGTCCTCATAGTGGAGATAAATACAGAAGAAGACCATCCATAATATCAAATGAAGAAGAACTATTCAAAAACGGTTTTAAGTACGACAAAAGCAAAAATTTTTATACAAAAATTGTTAATTTTAAAAATAAAAAAACAGGAAAAACAGAAAAAGTTGAAATAAAAGCTTTGCCTTTGCCGAGTATGGCTTTGGGTGAAATAGAAAATACTGTTTATTATACATGCAGTCAAAAAGAAAATAATGAATATATTCATGTTGGTTTTTTGACAAAAAGTAAGAATAAATATAATTTATGTATGCCTTGCTGTTTTTCAAAAGATCAACATAAAACGAAAAATAAAGACTTATTTGAAAATTGTATATCCGGAAAATCCGAAAAAAAAGAAGAATCAGTTAAGGAACTTATATCTGCAAAAAGAGATATATTGTACATATTGCAAGATACAAATAAATTGCAAGATTTAAGATTGGGGATGTTGTCGAATCATTTGAATTTTCTTTTTAACCGTCATAAAAATGGAAAAATGTTAAAAATAGAAATGAAAGATAGATATTTATTGAAAACTGATGGAATATATTTCAAAATGGGATCTTACAAAAATGATCAATATTTTTTAAATACTTTAGCCTTATGTTTGGAAATTGAAGTGGCAAATATTATAAAAAAAATGGTAAAATTTTTATCGTTAAATAAAAATTCAGGATTATTCACTTCATTAAATAACGGAAATTTAAAAAATGTGTTTGATACTGTTGATAATTATGTTAAGTATTTGAATACGAATGATAATTTATCATTCGAAGTCGTAAATAATTTAATGTCGATTCCGGGTGTATTAAACGAGAACGGTATTAACTTTGTAATATTTAAAAAAATATCGAGGAAAAAAAATAATTATTTGGATAAATACTCAAATGAAGATGAAGAAATTTATGATGATTATTTAATAGAATGCCAAAATGTCGAAGATGTCAATAATTTAAAAAAAAGCAATCGCGATTGTTTAATAATGATTAAAGATGAAAAATATTATAATCCAATTGTATTAGTAATCAAGGAACGTGTAGATAATAAAGATGTAATAATAAAAAAAATCCATAATTATGATGAAAATGATGAAAATAATGTGGTCAATAAATTAATTGATTATTATCAAAAAAATTGTAAGATTGATAAATTATTAAACGATGGTAGTTATTACACAGCAAAGTATGTTAAAAAAATAATAGACAAAAGTTCTGATTTTAATTTAGTCGGTCAAGTGGTGGATTTAAAAAATAAATGTAAATATTTAATATTAGACAATAACGCAATAATTCCAGTTGTGCCATCAGGTTGTATATATGATTTAAATATTTATAGCGAAAACGAAATTAAATTATTGAGTTTGGACAATGCAATCATTGAATTGAAAAAAATTAAAAAAAAAATGCCAAAATTAAAAGTCGATATTTTGGGGGTTTTAGTGAATATTTTAAATGAAGATAGTGCATATGTAAATGGGATAATCACAGAAATGGAACTAGATATTCCAATTAAGGGAGACGAGATGTTAATAACAGATTTATATAAAAAAGGATTAATCGTCGAAGAAAGAGATGTCGATGACGTCATTGATAATAAATTAAGTAACAAAAATAATTTTCATAAAGCAGATGAAAGAGTAAAATTAATCAACATTGACGAATTTGAAAATGAAAGCTATGAAGTTTTTAGAATGTCTTTAAGTGACACTTTAAAAATAGATAATAAATTAAAAAAAAAAATAAACGAAATAAAAAATATGGAAAGCCCTGAAATAAAAGAGAGTGAACTGTTAAGTAAAATTAAAAAATATATTTTGGAAAGTTTTTTATTTTACCACGTTGACTATGAAATATACGGAAAAGATAAAAAACTACACAACTTACATTTAAACACTTTGAAAAATTTAGAAATATCAGGATCGTCAGATCTCATAATTCAAAATATAAACAAAATAATATCTTCCGATAATGATGAGCGATACAATATCCCAATATCCTTGTCCAAAAATATTCCAAATTTAGATAACTATCTTCGTAGTAATTATAGAAAATCATGTATAAATAATCAAAAAATAAAATGTAACGATAACATATATTGTGAGTGGAATGACAATAAAAATAAATGTGGTCAAGTCTTGACAATCGAATTAATCATAAAATTTGTAAAAAAAATAAGTAACGAAATTATAAACAATGATCAAAAATATAGAGAAATATTTAATATAGGAGACAATAAAATATTTGATATTATTGATTACAACGAGTACACTGAAAGAGATGATGAAAATGTTGTAAAAACTTCTAATTTATTTATTTCTCGTGAACTTGAAAAATTGTTCGGAAAAAATAAAATACCAAACTTAATGAAGAAATATAAAAGAACAGGAAAAAAAGAAAATGATGAAGTTCTGGCAAATTTAAATTATAAAAACCCAATTTTGAACATGGGAGATTATTTTATTCAAAATGTTTACAATGATAATTTGAGTTATTTTAGAGCAATAGCAAATGGATTTTATTGGAATGAAAAAAAAAATTTAAGCACAAATATTAGAAACTTAGGGTATTTAAGTAATCTTCAAACAATAATATCAGAATATCTTAGGAGTAAGTTCATTGATTGGATAAAGGATGAAAATAATTTTGAAAAAATAAAAAATGAATTAAAAATTAACATAAATCATAAAAAAACGATAAGCTTATATTTGAATAAAATATTTGATGATGTAATTTTGGCAACTAATGGATCAGTTGAACTGTTCGTCATTCAAAATATTATAAAAAGAGACATAATTGTAATAAATGAGAATGGTGACACATTATTTAAATATGGAACAAACAGTGGCGAAAAAATATCCCTTCATTTTCATGATATAGATAAAAAAAATATTCCACATAAAATAAATGTAGTTTTGTTAAAATAATTATGTTATTTTAATTATAATGGATAAATTAGATCAAAATTTTTATCCAAATGGTGGATTTCCTCCAATATACAAAAAAAATGAAAAGGAAACAAGTAAAATGAGCGATATGAAATATAAAATGAAAACTCAACCAGACCAACTATCTCAATCACCTCAATCACCTCAATCACCTCAATCACCTCAATCACCTCAATCACCTCAATCACCTCAATCACCTCAAATTATAAACGATGAACATAAATCGCCATCTAAAAAAAATATATCTATAAATGATATTATGGATAGAAGAAGAACTAAAGTTCCGTTTTTTTAACATATAATAATTCAATTATTTTTTCCACTTTGAATAATAATTTTTTTTATAAAATAGAACATTATGTAAATAATGTAAATAGTTGCAATTGTTCTTAAAAATACGATCATAATTTTTCCAAATTCAAACTCAACTCCACAGATGGTGATTTTTTTATCTTCTAATCTCCTGTCATTTTTATCTTCTTTATTAATAATAGGTAACAATAACTTGTTGAATATTTCGTTAGAAATTTCACTGAAACAATTACCGACAACGGCAATTGCCACGGTCAAAAATAATCCGTTTCTGTCAAAATAATCTAAAAGTTTTTTTGGATTCAAAGTATATTCAATGTTATTTTCCATATATAATGTTATATTGCATAATATAAATAATATAACTGCGATAATATAATTGACATTTATTTATTCAATATAAAATATGGACACAATAAATCAAATTCAAATACTTCCAAACAATATTCAATTTAGTCAAAATGATTCGAAAAATACAATTTTAGAAAAAATTAAACCTTACTCAAATTATGTATCGTCGAAAATTGACAATGATAGTTTTATGGAGAATATTGTTAATTCTATAAATCAAACAATTGATGATGTTGGCTCGACTGTAACTTGTCATGAAGGAATAAATAATATGTATCAATTTTGTTTTGTAAATCACGACGCAAAAGATGAAATAAATTTAGAAGAAAATTTAAGCAAAAAAGAAAATGATAAAAAATCGGTGGAAAAAAATAATGTGGCGAAAATATTAGGGTTTGATTCCCAAGAGATTTATGGTGCCATTATATTGTTCGGATTTGGAATAAATAAAAATAGTGAAGATCCTGAAAATTCAATTTACAAAATATCAAGTTCTTTTGAAGATGTGGCTGATATGATATATTCGAGATTTAATCATATTGGCATAAAATTAGGAAAAGATAAAAAAATCAGTGAGTTTACTTATAAGGATGAAAATATAGACAGCGAAATTGCAAATTATTTAGGGAAAAAAATAAAAGATTGCGTAGTAGTTGAATTGGGAATATTTAATTTTTATTTAAGAATATTTTTTGATGATAAGTGTGAAAAAGATAATATTAACAAATTAGCCACCCGATTATCAGGGACCAACAAAATATATTCAGATGTCATAATCTTATCATATGTTCGAAATGACACAAATGTAGAAAGAGCCAAAAAATTATATTTTGAGGATTTGCATAATTCAACGATAAATTCAATATTAAAAATGTCAAAAGGTAATTTATCAAAAAGAAACGAAAAATTAAATGAAGATTTTAACAATTTTTTAGAAAAAAATAAAAATAAGTACATATTTCTTTATCAAAAATTAAAAAATTATAGAATAAGATGCGATGGATGTGATTCACAAATGGATAAAGATTCATTGTTATTTTGCTCAGGATGTTGCAGATGCATTTATCATTCAATTGAATGTCAAAGGGTCGATTGGTCTAAACATAAAATAGAATGTTTAGACGATAAATAATTTTATTATCAATTTAATTATATAACATATTTTTAAGAATAGTGTAAACGGCAATGATTAAAACTCCATAAATAAGTTGCCCAATGAGTGATCCATTAATTCCATCACCTTGAATGTCATTAATATAAGGTTTAACAATACTTTTAACATTATCAGTGGAAAAAATAAAGTAAACGATGAAAAATAAAATAGGATCTACTAATTTTTTAGGTATTTTTTTTAGGGTATCAAATTTAGGAGTAAGGCATTCTGCATTATCACTGCGATATTGTTCATTTTTATCAGAGTTATCATAATCATTGGAAAGTGGATCGAAAGTGTCTTCCAATAATGAATCTTGGTAATCTTTCAATGATACATTTTTATTCTTGGTTGAAGGATGTGAATATGCGTTTTGCATATTTGGTCCCTTATAATTATTATATTGAGGATCGGTCGCTAATTCGTCTAATGATCTAATTGTGCATGTTTCATTTTGATGCATTTGATTTCCATTGGGAATTACGTTTCGGTAATCATCGTGGATATTTTGGTGCATATGATGTTGGGAATTGTGTCCTTGTTCATTTAGCACATTTTGGTTCATATTATATTGAATCCCAAGAGAAGATTGTTGCTCTCGTATATTTTCATATTGATCATTTCTTTCATTATTGAATAATTCTTGAAGCGGTGTGCCGTTCATTTTCTTGTTATATTAATATTAATGATAATTATCAAAAAAAAAAAATTATATTAATTTGAATTATAAACAGATAAAATAACATTAATTATGGGGTCGTCGTCCTTTACATGTCCTTCAAATATCAAATATTCATAATCTTCATTTTCAATCACATGGTGAATTTTGTAATCGTTATCTTTAAATTTTACAGAATAACAAGTGTTTTTTCTTTCGCACTCATCATGATATTTTATCAATGTCGGGAATTTATTTTCATTAAGAATCTTTGTTTTATATTTAACCAAACATAATGTGTTATCGAGAATACAATAATTTGACGTCCCTTTAATTTTTTTATTATTGTTCTCAATTAAAGATATTTTTTCCCCACTTTTTAAAACGACAAACTTTGAACCCTTATTAGATTCGAACATTTCGAGTTCTTTAAATTTAAAAATATGATAAATCACACAATTTAATAATTTACATGGCACCAATTTAAAAAATATTTTGAAATCAAAACTTTTAAGATTATTAATTTCAAATCCAAAATGGATCTCGGTAAATTTATTAGACATATTTGTAATAAATATAAATACGGTGGCAAATATTAATATATTTTTTTTTTCAATTTTTATTTTTTATTTTTTATTTTTTATTTTTTATTTTTTATTTTTTAAATAAAACTGCATTTAATTTAATATTTAAATTTGTTTCCACATTCTAAACAAACGACAAAATTAGTTGGTGGTTCATCAGCGGATCTAGTTTGTGCTGTTGTAACTTGACAATTTCTCTTTCCACATTTATTACATTTATGGAGATTAGAACCTTTCACATTATTTTTTTGGCATTCTTCTGTTTCTTTTTTTTTAATAGAAATGATCCATTTTTCTGGGTTTAATTCATATGGTTGCAAATAAGCTATAAGTTTTGGGTTAACGTTACCTTTCTTAATTTTGTTTATTAAAGTTTTGTTGCTCAATCTAGAATTTTTATCAAGATTAAGAATTATATCATCCAATTTATCTTCATATATACATTTAAATAGATTAAAATCGGAATTTTTTTGTGATGAGTATTGAAAAATTCCAAATTCAATTTCTTCTGATTTTTTTAAGTCCATTGTAAAGTCATATATTTTCATTACAGGGGTAAATCTGTCAACTAATGAACTTAATTTATTCATATAATCGTAAGGATCATCATTATTAATATTTTTGAGCATATTTCCGTAATTAATCTTAATAATAGTATTAAACATCGATAATTAATATTTATTTATTAACTTATTTTACTGATTAACCTTTAAATTTAATTTTTCAATTTTTTTAATTCAAAAAAAATAATCACTTATATAATTTAATGGCTCTGACCAATAAGTGATCATAGTCTAAAAGAGCACTAATAAACAAATAATATAATAATTTAATATAATAATTAAAAATATTAAAATTGGAAAACATTAAAAAAATTTAAATTAAATTATCGATTCTCCATTTTTAAATACGGTGTAGTTTTTAATAAACAAATAATATAATAATTAAAAATATTAAAATTGGAAAACATTAAAAAAATTTAAATTAAATTATCGATTCTCCATTTTTAAATACGGTGTAGTTTTTAATAAACAAATAATATAATAATTAAAAATATTAAAATTGGAAAACATTAAAAAAATTTAAATTAAATTATCGATTCTCCATTTTTAAATACGGTGTAGTTTCTGTTAAATGTTCGATTAACTAATGAATTGTTCGAATGTTTAAGGACATTTCTGTAATATAATTTTAAATCAATGGCTCCATTGGTATAATAAATTAAATTGTTCAATTTAATAAAATAGCTCGGATGACTGCAACTCCATCCAAATCCAACGTATAGTCCAAATAATTTATTTAACTCTGTTAAAATATTTTTAGCATGAACATATCCATATTTAGGATATATAATAATAGATGGCAACACTCCATTTTGAATATTGTATTCAAGATCCCCTCTTGATCTATATTGATTTATTAACACTTTAACCATCCTAATATTATTTTTTAAATAGTCGACAGATTCCCAAGCTTGTAAAAATCTAATCAAACACCATAATAAATAAATAGGTTGTGGTTGTATGGAAATTAAATATTCTTGGGCTAATATTAGTTCGGCTTCCTTTCTCAATATATTATCATCTTCAATGTTAGCTTGAAACGTATTAGAAAAAAGCGAATGTTTAAGAACATTATAATTAATCGGAATTCCAAATTGCCATGAAAAAAATTTTAAATCATTTCCTATTAAACTTTTAGTAATATAATCTTTTGTGCAATCATTTCCTTTATAAAAATAAATGTATCCATTAATAATTTTACTGTAAAAATTAATTGTGCTGTAAACATCAACATTATCGATGATTTTTTTATTAATCAACATCTTTTTAATATTGTTTAATAATTTTTTTCCTTCATTCACATAATCTTCTTTTGACTCAATTAAATGTTTAAGAGTTACTGTTTGATTCATGGGGTAGTATAATTCCGTTTTATCAGGTTTACCATTGTTATACAAATGTTTTTTCACAGTGTCCTTTGTACTTTGATCTGATTCATTTAATATTTTGTCATTATCATTAAGGTTCACAGAGAAGTCAACATTATTTAAATTTGGTCCAGAATCGTTTAATAAATAATTAAGAGTTAACTTTGAACTACCATCGCAACTATAATGTTGATTATTATATGCTTTAGCTTTAGTGTATTTGTGATCAACAGCATTGTTGGCAGATTGATAATCCTGATCTATAAATTTATTAACAAACACAGAATAACCATTATTGAGTAATTTTAAAACTTTATCGTCACTGTATCTAGTATTATCGTAAAATACTGCCATAAATTCATGACTGTCAACGTAAGTCCAAATGTGACTGGGGGATAATAAAAATAATGGATTTGAAAATTTTTTTTTGATTTGTTCAGCTTGATAAATTTTATTCCTCACAAAAACAGGATCGACAAAATCCAAATTATTTATCAACATCACTATGCAACTGGTAGAATTGTTAATTAAGACAATAGATATTCCATATAATATTTTACCATCGTATTTAATTTTAACAGGTTTCCATTCTAAGGGTGGCCATTTTTGATATTTAAATTCCGATTCACTATTTTTATTTTTGTTGATATCATGGTGCTCATTCATTATATATATATATGATATGTAACATAAATAAAATAAAATATTACTAATGATCTTCAAAATCATAAATGTCAGCATTGTCGATATCAGTTCTTGAAAATAAATCATTGTGGTTGGGCGTCTCATTAGATTTACCGTCAAAATGATCCATTGTTTTTTTACTTAACATATTTTCATCTAACTCTTCTCCATCTTCATCTGATCTTTCTTTATTTTCATCCGATCTTTCTTCATTTTCATTTTCATTTTCATTTTCATCATCATTTTCATTCATTTTATTTTTATTATTTTTATTATTTTTATTATTTTTTTCGCTTATTTTATCAGTTTTTTTTTTCGCGATCTTATCATTTTTCACAGTTCTTCTTTTTTTTATTTTATCAGTTCTCTTTTTTTTTCCTTTTTTAATTATACTGTTGCTGTCTGTTGAATCGTTATCATCGTCTTCATCATCATCATAATTATATTTATCGCTATCAATATTAATATTAATCGTATTTTCAAATAATTTTTTATCTGAATAATTTGACTTGTCGTTTGCTCCACCTGATGGAGTGAAAATTTCATCTTCTTTACTTAGTCTTAAATTATTTGGATTATTGATTTCATTTCCAGAAGTATTGGAGAAATTCCAATATTTTAAATCAGGTTTACTGATAGGTACATATGTGAAAACGATTGGTTTTTTTTCTTCTCTTCTTTTTAACCTTCTTAAAGACGATGAGTCAAATGGATTAATTGGATTTCCTATACACTCGGTTGAAAATTGTTGAAAGATAGTATCGTCGAGCATATCTTTATTATTAATTTTTAAATAGTAATTTCTAATATAAATGAGTTGCGATATCATAATGTTATAATAATTAACTTCTTCTTTTTGATCATTAACTCTGTTTCTGAATTTCAAAATCATGCACATTAAAAAATTTAAATCGAAAGAGCAAATTTGAATGAATTCTTTTCCTTCATTTGAATTTTTTTTTAAAGTTTTTAACTCTATTTTTTTATACGGCAAACATTTACAATTGTCTCCACTTATTTTTAAGATGGGAAAATCTTTAAAATAAATGATAGAATTATAATCAATATATTTCCAAAACGGATAGTGTTCCTTTATTTTAATATGGGAAGAATGTTCTGGGTATTTCTTTTTTAAATTATCAAAAATCGAAGATGTATCCAACACGTAATTTGTGGAAATAACTTCTACTGTTAAAATGGAAACATAATCATAAATAGTATTATTTCTTGATTCTGTGAGTTTAGATTCTCTTAAAAAATGATTGAAAGGATAATCACCATATAATAAGAATGTTTTTTTATTTTTCATGAAACCGATAATGTAATTTGCCATGCTTCTTAACGTTTCCTTATCATTTTCGTTCAAAGAACTAAATGAATTAATAAATTTTTCTTTTTTAGGAACAGATTTAGTAGCAGGGTTAAATGGGTAATATTTTTGCAACATTTGTATTCTTGGAAAAGTTTTTTCCCATCTTCTTGAGCTAAAATATGGTTCAGTCAACATTTGATATAAATCAATCATCATAAAATGAGGATCAGAGTAACTTATGCCATCAATTGTAACAAAGGGCATTTTTGAATAAACATTAGTGGGAACATATGCGATGTCACATAAAACTTCACCGTGAATAGATATAGTATATGTATCTTTATTCACGGCTTCTCTTCCAATAACATGTTTAAATTTATTTTTATGAAGTAGATCACATATTTCAATTAGATCATCTATAGGTTTCGGGGTGTAAAAGTCAATATCTGGAAAGCAATCGTCGCTATAAAATGCATCGTTTGGATTTTCCAAAATTATATTTTTATTTTGAGAATAACCGCCATAAATTTTCCTATTCTTGTCTTTTATAAAATTTAACAATATTTCCCTCATTAAATTAAATTCTCCTCTTGTTGGGGAAATGTTTTCAAGTTTTTGATTATTAATTTTTTTAATAATATTCGGAAATTCGTTGTTCATTCTTTCTACATCAGAGTCATTGTATAAGCTGGACATGTTATAATTGGATTTTCTCATCGTGTTTATATATTATTTATATTAAATAATCCTTTATGTACATAAATAAAGTATATTTTATAATATGAGTATAAGATTTCAATTTTTTTTTTAAAAAATTGAACTATTAATTGCATTTAAATACATAATGGTAAACCTATTTAACTACAATAATAAATCACATAAGCATGTCCAATAAAGAAACAATTAATTTCGAAGAAAATGAGTTTACAAAAATGGAGCCCTATATTATAAATCCTCATAACGTTCCAATCACTGATAAATACATCAATAATTTAATGGATGAGTACAATGTTGATTTTCAAGTTAATTCTGAATATTTAAAGTTATTCCAAAGATCTATGGTTCATCCTTCTTATTTAAAAAGAGATGAAGAATATTTGAAAAATAATAAAACTAAATATTATCAAAAGGACATATTTAAATTTGAACCGTTAGACATGGATACTGTTAAAAATAGTTTTCCTCTTGAAAAAAAATCAAATCAACTGTTGGAAACTTTAGGTGATTCGATAATAAGAATGGTTTTAACTGGTTATCTTTATAGTAGATATAAAAATTATGGACAAGAAGGATTTATAACTAAACTAAGAGTGAACATTGAAAATGGAAAAGAGTTAGGAATATTATGCAAAAAAATTAAGTTAAATAAATACATTTTAATATCAAGATCCCTTGAATTGGAAAATGCAAGAAAAACAAATAGCGATATATTAGAAGATTCATTTGAGGCTTTTATTGGAGCTCTTTACGAAAGTTCAAGAAAAATGGGAAAAACAGATTATTATGAAATATGTTATAATTTTATAAAAAATTTAATTGAAAAAGAAATTAACATCACAGATATAATAAAAGATGATTCAAATCACAAAGACAAGTTATTGAGATTCTGCCATAAAATAAAATGGCAAAATCCTTATTATGGTAAAGAGGAATCCCAAGAAAATAATCCTAAAAAAATTAAAATGTTATATGTAATATGCAAAAAAAACGATAACGATAAATGTCCAATAAAAGTGACAAGTTCTTCTAATAATAATAAAAGAGGAGAACAAAACGCAGCTTTGTTGGCATTAAAAAAATTAAAAAAAATTTATCCAAAAAATAAAAACCGCGAGTTATATCTGGATGAGTTGAGTGACGATTCGAGTTATGAAATCTACAACAGCGATGATAATGAAATAATTTAAGATGATGAATATATTAATTTTTAAATATAAATATGATGTTAAATAATCATGATCGTAATTTTTATTTTGCAAAAATTATAAATTAAATGATAATAAATGTGATAATATAAATGTTAAGAATAACACATGTGGTTACAGTTTTTGATTTATTAATTGACTTTTAGATATTTTAAAATTTATTTAAGCGGTGAATATTTAGGAGTTTTAACTTATTTTTATTTCTTTCTAGTAATAATATATAATGTCTGCTGATCGATCTAATTTTGAAGAAGAAACACCTAATCGAAATTCAAAATATATTGGTGATTCGAAATACATCGATTTGAAAATAAATGGAAAATTATTTCCTTCATGGATATTGGCAAATTTTAAAAAATATAAATTACCTGAAGTATTTTTAACAGATGAAGATCCATGTAATCAGAAAAGAGAAAGTGGAAATAATGATAAAATAGCAGTGAATAAAATGAGAAAATATCAGGAATTTATAACAAAATTTATGGATTTTAAAAGTCCATACAAAAATATTTTATTGTATCATGGTTTAGGATCTGGGAAAACTAGTGCCGCTATAAACACATATAATATGCTTTACAGTTATACGCCAGGATGGAATGTGTTCATATTATTAAAAGCATCTTTAAGGAGAAATTGGCAAATAGAAATAGAAAAATGGCTGAAAAAAGATGATTATTCATTTAGATACAAAAACATAATTTTTATAAATTATGATTCACCTGTGGCAGATTCACAATTTATGGATGCTGTTAAAAATGTTGATAGTTCAAAAAAATCACTGTATATGATCGAAGAAGCTCATAATTTTATAAATAATGTTCATAGTAATATAACATCTGAAAAAGGAAGAAGGGCAATAACAATTTACGATTATATAATTCAAGATAAAAAAAGTAATCCAGATACAAGAGTTATATTATTATCGGGGACGCCAGCAATAAACAATCCGTTTCAATTGGGATTATTGTTTAATTTATTGCGTCCTGGGTTATTTCCAGATAATGAAAATGAATTCAACGGCATATTTTTATCAAATGAAACATTTAAATCCTTAAACAAGAAAAATAAAAATTTATTCCAGAGGAGAATAATGGGATTAGTATCATATTATGCAGGGGCAGATCCAAGATTATACGCAAAAAAAGTGACGAATTATGTAGACGTTGAAATGAGCGAATATCATGAAAACGTATACAATCATTATGAAGAGATTGAAAAAAAAAAATCTATTATGAGAGTGTCTTCAAAGTCCAGTGATCAATCATATTTATCCTATACAAGACAAGCTTGTAATTTTGTATTTCCTCAAATATCAAATGTTGTGAATGGAGAAGATAGACCAAGGCCAAATAAATTTAAAATAAGCGAAAGGGATGCTTTAAAATTAGCAGAGGCAAATGTAATATCTGAATTAAAATCTGGAAAAATAATTTTAGATAAAGTAGAAGAATACAAAAAAATTATGAATTTGTACATAGAAAAATTAATATCTCATTTTAACGAAATAGATGCGGAAGATGAAAAAAATAATTACACTATCTTGAGCGATTTAAAATTGTTTGTAAATGACGGTGACAGAGATGTAAATTTTAGCGAGTTTAGGAATAATGGAAAAAAGAAATCAAAATTATTTTCAGAAATGGAAAAATGTTCTTCAAAAATTCTCAATATCATATTTAATGTTATGAGATCAGAGGGCCCAGTGGTAATATACTCCAATTATGTTAAAATGGAAGGGATAGAAATAATTAAAATTTATTTAGGATATTTAGGATTTTATAATTACATGTCAAATTTTACTTTGGATAAATCTAAAATTGGTTACATAGAATTTCATGGTGGAATTAAAGATCAAGATGATAGGTACAAGGGAATGAGAGCTTACAATGAACCTGAAAATAAGTTTGGAGATTTAATAAAAATAATTTTAATTAGTGCAGCTGGATCAGAAGGTTTAAGTTTAGAAAATGTGAGACAAGTTCACATATTGGAGCCTCATTGGAATGAAACAAGAATAATTCAGTTAATTGGAAGGGCAGTTAGACAATGTTCCCACAAAAGTTTACCTATGGAAAAAAGAATAGTTGATGTATATCGATATAGAAGTGTAAAAAAACCAGACCCAAAAAATCCGAATAAACAAACAGGAACGACAGATGTTCTATTAGATGATATATCGAGAAATAAACAAGGAATGATAATATCTTTTTTTGATGCTATGAAGGAAGTTGCCATCGATTGTGAATTGAATAAAAATGATAATAAATTTGATGGAGACATGTCTTGTTTTAAATTTGATGAGAAATCTTTATTTTCAAAAAATGTAGGTCCAGCGTACAGAGAAAATATTTATGATGATATGAGGATGAACAGTGGGAGTAACAGTGTAAATTCAATCGTTAAAAAAGTGAAAACTAGAAAAATAGATGCAGTAATTGAGATTGAAAATATATCTAATGAAATAAAATATTCAAATAAAAAAAAATATTGGCTTGATGACAATACTGGGATAATATATGATTATGATTTATATTATACCTATGGGATGATAAAACTAGATGAAGATAAAATACCCATAAAATATGATCCAGATACTTATATAATTGACTACGTTATACCAATACCAAGGATAGATAAACAATGATAATCATAATCACTTAAAAAATTAATCACTGTGTAAATTATGAATCATAAAATGTATGAAAAATTATTAATAAATAAAGTTGACGATATAAATTTTGGCTTACATTTTATTGATGATGAAAAAATTAAAAAAAAATATATTGATGATCAAAAAAGTAGAATTAATAATAATTTTTCAGAATGGAACCAAAAAACAATGTCAACAGAAATGAACTATGATGAAATAAAAAAATTTATTGTTAAAATAATGTTAGAATTTGATAACAAATTAGATAAATGTGGAGAATCAAATAGAAATAACTTGTTGGTCAATTTATTGGGACACTTAACGGAAGAGAAGAATAAATACAAAATAAATTTTAATTTGAAATTTAACGAAAATATAAATTTTGATATGTACAAGGAAATAGTGTTTAATTTAAAAAAAAGATTTAAATATTCAAATTTTGATAAAACGAAGCCAGAGTTCATTCCTTATGGAAACCAGTGGTATCATGATGAGCAATTAGATGATGATTATGATGATAAAACTTGGGTGAATTATCATAAATTTCAAAAGCTAAGATCAATAATTTTACCAGAACAAAGAAGTAAAGAATGGTATTTAATGAGAAATAATAGAATAACCGCAAGCGATGCAGGGACAATATTAGGAAGAAATCCTTATTCGTCAATTTACGAATTCATAATAAAAAAAGTAACGTTCCCAGATTTTGAAGTTGGATCAGCATGTTTTTGGGGAATAAAATATGAGGATATAGCAACTATGGTTTATGAATATAGGAGAAATGTCCAAACGGAAGAATTTGGGCTAATGGGTCATAATAAATATAAATTATTTGGAGCAAGCCCCGATAGAATTTGTAATGGTAAAAAATTAAATGGAATACATAGATCAAACCAAGTAGGAAAAATGTTGGAAATTAAATGTCCCGTTTTTAGAAAATTTTTAAAAGAAGGTGAAGGAGAAATAGAGGGAGAAATATGCCCAGAATATTATTTTGATCAAGTAATGTTGCAACTAGAATGTTGTGATTTAGAACAATGTGATTTTTGGCAGTGTAAAATAAGAGAGTATGATAATAAAAATGATTTTTTGGAAGATACTGATCAAAATGAACCATTTCGATCGATAAAATTTAAACAAGAGAAAGGAACCCTAATTCAACTGTTAAATGAAAATTTTAACAAGGAAAAATATGTCACCGATCTGGAAATAGAAATGAATAATTACAAATTTATATATCCTCCAAGAATTGAAATGTCCGCTGATGAAAGCATAGAATGGGCAAATGAAATCCGTGATCAATTTAGAAGTAAAAATGGAAAATATTATGAAGAATCAAAAGGTTATAGATATAAAAGGACACTGTACTGGAGATTCGAAGATTGTTCAAATGTAACAATTGACAGAAAACAAGGATGGTTAGAGGAAAATATGCAAAAATTTACATATGCCTGGGATAGGGTCATGTATTATAGAAATAATGAACCAAAGGCAATTGAATTATTAAAATATATCTCAAGTTTAAATATACCTGAATATATCCCTAAAACTAAAAAAAAGTATAGAGACAGCATTAATCAACAAATATTAGACTATATTGACAATGATTTCGTAAATAACACAAACGGAGAAAATATTCCAAGTGATGGAGATGATGAAATTGATGAAATTAATGAAAATGATGTCGCAGCAATAAATAATCTTCATTTATTTATTTCTACTTTAGCGCCGAAAAATGAAGAAATTAATGAAATTAATGAAATTAATGAAATTAATGAAATTAATGAAATTAATGAAAATGAATCAAAACTTGAAGTAACCGTTAAACCAAAACAGAGAGCGTCACGAAGCCGAAAAAAAATAAACAGTGAAATTAATGAAAATGAATCAAAACTTGAAGTAACCGTTAAACCAAAACAGAGAGCGTCACGCATCCGAAAAAAAATAAACAGTGAAAGTGATGTAGATGTAGATGACGATACAGATGGAGCGAAACTTGAAGTAACCGTTAAACCAAAACAGAGAGCGTCACGCATCCGAAAAAAAATAAACAGTGAAAGTAATGTAGATGACGATACAGATGGAGCGAAACTTGAAGTAACCGTTAAACCAAAACAGAGAGCGTCACGCATCCGAAAAAAAATAAACAGTGAAAGTAATGTAGATGACGATACAGATGGAGCGAAACTTGAAGTAACCGTTAAACCAAAACAGAGAGCGTCACGCATCCGAAAAAAAATAAACAGTGAAAGTAATGTAGATGACGATACAGATGGAGCGAAACT